ATGGCTACTATATCCTTAAAGCTTGATCGAAGGCGAGCAAATGCTCGCGGGCTCTTCCCTATCCAGTTCCTCCTCTCTTCGAAAGGGAAAGTTACAACCATCGGAACCGGCATCAACGTGCTGCCCGAACACTGGAACGGCGAAATAAACAAGGCCGTCGTCCCGAAGTGCCCGAATGCCCGTGCGATCAACGAGAGCATCGAAGCGCTGTTCTTTAAATACTCAAACTCGCTCCGCGAACTGGATATTGACGGGAGACTGGCCGGGAAGAGTGTGTCAGAGATCAAAAAGTTGCTTACGTCAAGCCATAAAGGATCCGACAAGGAGAGTCTCACCGCCTATTTCAGCCGTTACGCCGAATCTCGTCGGACCGAGAAAAGCCGCGAGGTATACCGCTACACCTTGAAAGCAATCCGATCGTTCGACAGCAAGGAGATCACTTTCGAGAAGGTGAACGTCATCTGGCTGAAGGCTTTCGATGCGCACCTCGAAAAACAAGGCGCCGGGATCAACACCCGAGCCATCCACTTCCGGAACCTTCGCGCCGTCTTCAACAGCGCCATCAACGAGGATCTGATCGGACTTGAATACTATCCTTTCCGGAAATTCAAAATCGCCTCCGCCAACAAAGACAAGGAGGCGCTCACAGAGGAGCAACTCCAACGACTGATCGCCTACGAGACGCCATACCCTTTCCGCCGGACTGCCAGGGATCTCTTCCTGCTGTCGTTCTATATGTGCGGCATGAACCTGGTGGACCTGTTCCACCTCGACCGGCTGCGCGACGGCCGGGCCCACTTCGTGCGGACGAAGACTTCGGGCAAGAACATCAACCCGGTGTCGATTCTCGTCCAGCCGGAAGCTGCCGAGATCATCACCCGCTACGCCGGCACGGATCACGTTCTCCGGTTCATCGAAGAGCGTGCCACATACGACACCTTCATTCATCAGATCCAGCGGTCGCTCCGTCACATTGCGAAAGAGCTCGGAATTGAAGGTCTGACCTTCTATTGGGCGCGCTACACCTGGGCGACGCTGGCCGACAAAATCGGGATCTCGGAGAAGGAGATCAGCAAGGGGCTGGGGCACGTCGACACCTCGATCGCCGGGAAGTTCTACATCTCCTACGACTGGACGAAGGTCGACCGGGCAAACCGGGCGGTGATCGACTACCTGAACTCTTTTCAATCAAAAGAATAGATTTTTTTCCATTATATTTTGCGGATAATAGAAATTCTTCTATCTTTGCATTGTCAAACAAATACTGCAATGAAATCGAGTGAGCTACAAAAGTTGATTCTCGCAAACGGCTGGCGAATCGTCAGACAAAGCGGAAGCCACGTGATCTACGAAAAAGACGGAGTCAGGTACCCGGTTCCGTTTCATGGAGGCAAAGAGGTGGGTACCGGGCTTGAAAAGAAAATCAAACGGGAGATGGGGCTGAAATAGGCCCCTCCCGAAAAAACCCGAGGGGGGGGGCCCCGAAACCGGGAGAAAGGAGTATAAGATGAAACAGATTACAGCTATTATCGAAAAGAACAGCGACGGCGGATTCAGCGCCTATTGCACCGACGAGATGTTCTCCGGCATGGGAGATACGGCCGAAGCGGCCAAAGAAGACCTGAAACAATCCATCCGGCATTTTGTCGAATCGAGCCGTGAAGACGGCTACCAATACCCGGAATGGCTCGACGGGGAGTATGAGATCGTGTATAAGTTCGACACGCAATCGCTTCTTCAATACTATGCCGGAATCATCACCCCGGCCGCCCTGGGGCGACTGTCCGGAATCAATCCCAAACAACTTTGGAGCTATGCCCACGGGAAATCCAAACCCCGGGAGGCGCAGGTGAAACGAATCGAGGAGGCGTTGCACCGTTTGGGATCAGAATTATCCTCTCTCTCTTTGTAGTATTTGTTTGACAGCTCATCTATAAAGAGAGCGCCCCGGCCCCGCGAAGGTCGGGGCTTTTATTTGCGCCACAGCGCCATGCAGGCCTCGACATGGCCGAAGGCGCTTTTTGGGCGGGGATCGTATCCCGCCGAGGCCGACACGCTGAATCGGCCGAAGGTTCGCCGGGCATAGGCTCCGACCCACACCCCACTGCCGTCCGAGGTCATCCAGGCACCCAGCGCGGGGCCCAGTTCCCAGGCGTAAGGTTCGCGGACGAGCTGCACCCGCTCGACCGTCTTGTTGTAGGTCTCGATGAAGTCGAGCCGGGGCGACAGATTGCCAACGACCGGACCTACTACACGGGCGTAGTATGTTGAATCCCGGTACTCCAGCGTGCGGACAGCGACCTCCATCTGCACACTGTCAGTATTTAAGTAATTCTTTACAACTGATTCCAACCCGTGACAATTCGTCACGGGTTCAGCAACTTGGTTAGTAACTTGGTTAGCGTCTTGGTTAGTAAAGCTTGCAACATTACTTGCAACATTACTTGCAACATTTCCCGAATCAGCATGCAACATTACGGGGTTTCGGGCAAATACCAGCTTCGGGACATTGACGCTCACCGTGATGTCCGACGTGCTGATCGGCTTCGGCCGCTCGTAGAACACCTTCTCGACCCGCACCCGCTCGACAATCTCCGGCCGGGAGACATATTGCCCCAGCCACCACCCTCCGAGGAAGGTGGCGGCCAGGGCGACGATATACCACAACCTCGTTTTCATATCTTCCCGAAATAGCGCAGGAAAGCGAGGTATTTTCGCGTTTCGATATACCCGACGACATCTTCTCCATCCCTCGCCTCCTGCTCAAACATCGAGTTCGTGTAGGCCCGATCGAACGCCTCCCGCCATCCGTGGGTGCACAGACGGACCGACCACGTGAATGCCGCTTCAAGGAAGTAGAGCACGTAGTACATGACCGGAACCGGAACGAACCACCAGCCGCCCCCGAAGATGATTTGCAGGACCAGCGCGACGAGGAATGACAGCATCGTTACCTCTCCGTACTGCTCGGCATGAATGCTTTCGTGCCGCTTAATCCGAAACGACAGCGGCTCCGAGTACTTGGTGCATATATATCCGAACAGCATGGCCGTGGAGTAACCCGACCAAAGCAGACACTTTGCCAGTCTGTTGTCGTAGTAGATCCGTCTCATGTCAGCTTTGGGTTTGGTGATAGTCGATGCAGGCCATGATCGCCTCGACGTGCATCGCGGCAATCCGCTCGCGGCCCTCATCCGAGAGCAGGAACCGGCAGTCACGCTCGCTATCCATGAAGAAGTTCTCGGTCAGCACGGCCGGGCACTTCGTGTCGCGCAGGATCGCGAAGTTGCTGTCCCAGTCGGGATCCGCGGGGTCGGTGCTACCCTTCCGGATTTTCCACTCCTTGCCGAACGCCGCCTCGGCCTTCTCGTAAAAGATGGCCGAATAGCGGTCCGACATCGAATCGCCCAGGTAGGTGTGAGCCTCCCAGCCGGTGCCGCCGCCGGCGTTGGCGTGGACCGATACCAGCAGGCAGTTCGACTTCCCGGCGACGTCGCAGATGCCGTTCACGCGGTTGGCCCTCACGTACAGCGGCACATCCCGACGCTCGGGGACGATGATCTCTGCCACGACGCCCCGGGCGTGCAGCCGATCGAAGATCCGGCGCACGATGTCCCGGGCGAACTCATACTCGCGCAGGCGCGATCCGTCCGGCCACTCTGGCGAGCACTTGCCGGGCGTCTCTTCGCCGTGTCCGTTGTCCAGGAGGATTTTCATACCTCATCCTCCTTCTTTTGGGTTTCGCGGTCATACCACACTTTGGCGACGATGCCGGCCACGAAGCCGACCCCGGCGGAGATCGTCGAGGCGATGCGGATGCCGTCCGGCAGCAGGTTGAACGCCACGATCAGCGCCACCGCTACGGCTACGCCGATCAAAATCCATTTCACTGTCTTTGTCATAGTTTTATTTTGTTTAACGGTTCAGTCTTTTGTAGAAATCGAGTTTGATATCATCATAGGCGGCCTTCACATTCGTGTATGCCCGCCCGTTATTTGGGCCGGCCGAATTGTAGATCTCATCCTCGACAACAGAAGCGACCTTCTCAACCCATGCGATATCCGTATATTCGGACAGTTTCCGACCTCGATAGGTATAGCTTTCGAATCGCGTATTACGATCTTCGTGGATGTTGTGCAAAAGCGTTCTGATCTTTGCCGCTGTCGCTTCGTGGTCGACAATATGATTCTCCTCCCGAACCTTCTTAATGATTCGACACACCTTCTCGACAGCCAGATCGAAGAACACATTGGCCGTGTTCTTGATCCGCAACTGGGTTTCGGGTCGAAGTCCCTCCGAGATATCCGTCAACTTCTCATTCTGCGCCCTGGTTTCATCCAACAATTCCTGCATTGCGCCTCTGTTGTCGTCGATGATACCATTGATTAGAGATTTGAACCACGCGAAGCACGAAATCATCAGCCCCATAGAGAGCAAGAGAAACACCCCTGCCGTCACAGCCATCATTCCTAAATCACTGATCCCTTTCGCTACGCTCGTAATTTGTCCAGCGTCCACTTCCATATCTTTATACGATTAAATACGTTATCCACACGACGACGCCTCCGCAGAGGGTGGCCACAATATCGCGGAGATCCGCCTTGGCGTCGGCCTTCTCCTTGCCGACGGCCGCCGCAATCACCGCTACGACCGAGGCCGTCAGCGCCAGCCACTGGGGAACGAACCACACCGGCGCCAGCAGAACGACAGCCGCAATGTCCGCCCCAGCGCCTGGTGCTTGTACTTGTCGGCTGGGATTCGGTTCATCCAGCCGACGATTTTGGTGATGATGTTTTTCATGATTCGTATTGGTTTCGCATTTCGGCCATTGCTTCGGATTCACGCTGTTTCATGATTGCCTCTGCCTCCTCTTCCGGCACCTCGATGTAGTTGACCGGATCAACGCTGGCGCCCTTCACGGCCTTGTAGAAATTCTCCTTTTGGGGGTCTGCGAGGTAGTAACCATCGCGTGCTTTGATCTCTTTCATACTATGCGGCTGATGCAAGTGATACAAGTGGTTGCTTGGATAGTGCCGCCACAACGTCCGGGTCGTTGCTGAACTTGGTGTAGCAATAGGCCGACAATGTGATGGTGATGGCATCCGTCGGGGAGGCGTTGTCGATCATGTAGAGAAGGCTCGACTTTTCAAGCAGGGAGGTTGCGGAAATGTCGATGGAAAGTTTCAGATTTTTGAGATTGCAGTACACCAAGGAGTTGCAGTATGCGACCATTTTATTCATGCGGACTACGCTGCTCGTGTCGAACAGCGACACCGAGATCAGAGGCTGGCAGTTGTAGAACATATAATCCATGCTGATTACGCCGCTCGTGTCGAATGGAGGCACCGAGACCAGAGACCGGCAATTGTAGAACATATATACCATGCTGGTTACGCTGCTCGTATCGAACAGCGGCACCGAGACCAGAGAGTAGCAGCTGTCGAACATATAACCCATGCTGGTCACGCTGTGCGTATTAAACAGCGGCACCGAGACCAGAGAGTAGCAGCTGGCGAACATATAACCCATGCTGGTTACGCTGCTCGTATTAAACAGCGGCACCGAGACCAGAGAGTAGCAGCTGGCGAACATATAACCCATGCTGGTTACGCTGCTCGTATTAAACAGCGGCACCGAGACCAGAGAGTAGCAGTATTGGAACATGTAAGTCATGCTGGTCACGCTGTGCGTATTAAACAGCGGCACCGAGACCAGAGAGTAGCAGTTGTAGAACATGTGATCCATTATGGTTACGCTGCTCGTATCGAGCAGCGGCACCGAGACCAGAGCGTAGCAGTTTCGGAACATCTTACTCATGTTGGTTGCACTTGCTGTGTCAATCAACGGGACAGCTACCATCGAGCATAAGTTATGGAACATTTGAGACATATCAGTTTTCCCGCTCGTGTCGATCTTCGGCAGGTAGACGATGATGTCCTTGTAGTCTTGGATGTTGTCGATGTTGATGATCCCGTACAGAGCCTTATTGTCTTCGGGGACGAGGTGATACGGGTCGTCCTCCTCGTTCCAGTTGACGCCATGCTCTTGGTAGTACGCAATGTCATCGTCCGTCCAGCCGATAGCCTTCAAGCCCTCGACATCGGCATGGCCGGTCCAGCCTCTGCCGCCCGTGGATATGGACCGAATAGCGGCTGGATAATCCGCGAATACGGTACCCGGGTTCTTGCCCGTCATTTCCTCGATGGCAGCAGCGATCTGCTGCTTCGTGTCGTAGGTCTTGTTCAACTTGTCTGCGAGTGTTCCCATTATATCACCTCCCCGTTGATTTGGTCAACAAATGCTGATATGTCCCCGATGACCTCCTCCGACACGGCCCCGATGTTCGCACGGGCCTGTGCCTGCTGCTCTTCCGTCAGCGTCTGTTCGAGGTATGACACCGAACCGTAGGCGTCGGCCCGATATTCCGATGTTACATACTGCTCTGTCTCCTCGTTGTAGAAAGCCCAGAAAAGACCATCATCAGTAACGATGATCTTCGGAGGATTGTTAGCCAGCGTACGAATCCGGGCCGTCTGTGTATCTGAATTTTCCGAGGCAACCTTCAATACATTCGTCAACACCTCGCCATCGGAAAGGATCGTGCCATCAGGATTGGCCATCAGAATCGGGGTATCTCCCTTTGGGCCTTGTGGTCCCGTATCTCCGGTTTCGCCTTTCTCTCCCTGCGGTCCTTGCGGCCCCTCCGGACCTGCCGGACCGTTTTCTCCAATCGGTCCTTGATCGCCTTGCAGGCCCTGTTCTCCTTTCGGGCCCGGATCGCCCTGCGGACCTGGATCACCCTTGTCCCCCTTCTCACCCCGGGCGGGATACGCCGAAACGATATACTTATCCTCACTCACATCATAGAATGCCCAGAAAAGGCCGTCGTCGGTGACGACAATCTTCGGCGGATTGTCGACCAGTATCCGGACCCGGGAGGCTTCATCCTCCGCTTTTCGGGTTGCCTCCTCACTGTTCCGAATCGCCTCGGCGGTGTTCTCCTCACGCTTCGCTTCCGCGGTCTGACGGGCCGATTCCTGGTGTTCGCGATTTTTCTCGGCCTCAATACGCAATTTCTCGTTGTGCTGGATCAGAGCCTCGGTATCCAATATCCAACCGGCGGCATTAAAATGCAGTTCCACCGATTTCGGTGCATTCGGGATCGATGTATTCTGAAATATCAAATTAATCTTACTGCTGGCCATAGTCACCCGATATTTTGGATTTGACGACTTCGAATGCAGCAGTTCTATCACTGACTATGCACTCCCCGTTTTTACTTATCTCGCATTCAATATAGTATGTACCCAGCATCTCCTGCGTCCGCGTTCCCGGAATTTCAAAGGTTATGAGTCCGTCATCATGCAAAACGGCGTCACCATCCCCTTCATCCGCAACCGTAGAAAAAAACAACTCGTCTTCCCGATTCCATATCAGCAGCTTCACCTTCATCGATGAAATATCCAACGGATATTCATCCGAACAAATTCGGCCTGAAATCGAAAGGGATTCACCTTGTTTTATGGATAATACCGATTCAGAGATCGGCATATCGCAATATTCGCGCAGTATAGGTATCATAAGCAGCTTGTTTACAACAAAAAAAAGCCGACGGCGGATTAATCCTACCAACAAGATGGTGGATTCCTCCTGCCCACAAAAGAACGGACTAATCCTACCCTCGGCTCATATTGATGGCTCTATTTTCGTGTGTATATCGTCAACCGAATCCACATAGAGAGTAACGGCTGCAATGTTCGAGATCCGAGTCCAACCTTCGCCTCCCTTTCCGGTATAACAGAAAATAGCAACCCCAAGACGCATCTTTAAATTACGGGTGGATTTAAAAACTTTACGAATGCTATTGTCTCTGGAATACAGATCCAATGATATAACATTACTGATCCTTCGACCATCCCGAAACCAAGGCACGATTCGTCCTGTAATCGGCCACCAAGTATCCGTATAGGCGATCGCACTATTTATCTCCTCTCCTTTACCCGTACGCTTGGCCTGCTCGTATGGCAGCATCGGGATGCGCCACCGGTTCCCTTCCGAATAGTGTTTCCGAAAGCGAAGCAAGCAGAGTCGATACCGGTCAGTATTGGCCATTGTTTTCAGCTCCTCGTCCGAGACGCCCTCAATCACCGTATGGAAGTCATAGGGATCCGAGTGGGATGCCGGAGAGTCATTTACTTTCTTGGTGTGGATACAGAATGTACGCAGAACCGAACTCGATGCCGACACCTGCAAATTTGCCGTTTCCAGATTAACCGTTTCCGCATTTAAGCCGTCTGTTTCATCTCCGCCTTCTTCGCATGTAGTATAGACCAGATTGAACGCATCGCAACAATCCACGGCTGTCTGACCTTCCTTTCCGAAGTTCTCCCACATGGTAAAGACGTACTTTCCGACCCGATGTTGGGTTACGCCCTGGATTGTAAATTCGGCGACATTCCCGTTGCGCGAGAATTCGATCTCCGAACTCGTACGTCCCGGGGCGAGACATTCCAGACGGAGATCACGGCCATCTAACGGAAGGGCTTCTCCGTTTGTCAGAATGGTCCACCGGACCACGATATCTTTTCCAATGCGTATGTTTTTCATGGCCCAATCAAAAATAACGCAGTCGCCGCGTAGTGCAGGCAGGCGATCCGAACGATCCAATTTCGGATGCCAGTTCTCCCAGACGGACCGTATATTTCTGCCACAGATCGACATTCCGCTGCCGATACCACCAGATAAGCATGCGGACCTTCACCCACTCATAGATCAGACGATCCGTTACTGCCTGCGGAAGATGTCCCCATACCGAAATATCCGCCGAAAAACGGTCTTCGGTAAACACACGCAATCGCATCGACGATGAGAACTTCGCACAAAGCTCTGAAACCGCCGACTTAAATTCCGCAATAAAGGGCTCCTGCTCGTCGGTAGAAAGCACATAGTCTTCATATACCACATCGGGCGATTGGTCGGACAAAGCCCTCAAAGCCCTGAAATCCAACGACACCTGTGCCGAGCAATCATCGAGCAGTTCCTGAACGGATATCGATATGTGGTAGATATTCATAGAATTTGAATGATTTCGGCCACTTTCCCTGCACATATCTGCATTGCCAACGCATCGTTCATGATGGAAGATACCAATTCGGCCGCCTTCCATGCGGTAACGTCGATCAGTTTCTCCGGGAAGTCGTCGTTCAGATCCGTAAATCCGAAATAGCGAGCCTCGGCAATCTCGGCACCGGATCCTCGCGAGGAGCTGAAATATTCCAGTTTACCCAATTCTTCACACAAGGCCACAACGGGTTTGGCTTCTCCTCCCCGAATCGTCGGATTAAACTGCTGAATATAACGCGCATCCGTCGTCAGTATAGGAATCTGAACAGGTCGAGCCCATCCTTTCATCCGAAACCGGATCAGGCGGACGAAGTCCGCGGGCAGAGGCAACTCCCCCGTTCCGTCTTTACGAGGCACCAACCCATCCTTCGGCAGCTCTTTACCGGGACCGATCGCATGCAGAGGCGCGGTCTTCAAGGCCCACCGGGCTGCTTCATCGAGGACCTGGTCAACCGGAAAAAACGAGGCGTTCGTCTTTTCCAACGACGGCATGGCTTCATCGAGACAAAGCAGCACTTTTCGGGTAATATGTTCTCGTACTGACATGAAGTTTTATTTCCAGTTTTCGAAAATCACCCCGTAGACATCCCGGGCTTCCTCCTTCATCTTGGTGATGTCGGCCGTTTGGGAGAACTGGGCATCGAAATGTTCTTTGAGATACATGATGGCGGCGTTCTTGCTTTTGACGTTCTCGTCGAAATGCAAGGTTTTCTGGCCCTTATCCGAAGATCCCGCGCTCGTCGACTCTTCTCCATTCTCTTCGATATAGAATAGAGAGCCATACAAGGCGTGTTTTTTCAAAGCCTCGATCACCTCCTTGTCCGCGGTGCTGAACTGACTGTTCTCCGTGCGTCCGAACAGGATGATCGGTGCAAAATCCACCTTTACATGCCCGTGAGATGTCTTGACAAACGTAGTGAAGTTACGATTGAAACGCAACTTGAAGATTGTTGATCTTGCCATAATTAGGATATTGACACGGGCGGAAGATCGCTCCTCCGCCCGTATTGTTGACCTGTTAGAGGAACAGCAGCGAATGCGTATTCGGATTGGTCACCTCCATGGTGAACGCCTCCAACACGCGGGTATCCTTCGAGCGGCGCTCTCCGGCCGTATCGAGATCCAGATCTTTCGTCGTGAGAGGGATCTGTTCGACTCGGCGCACATTCGTCACGTCGAGGATAATGGCCGCCGATCCGTATCCGGCACAGGCGAAACCGGAGTGCATCTTGCAGAGAAGGCGTCCCGAGTTGGTCTCCACCTCGTTCCAGGTGATACCGAACTTCACGGTCGTTTTTCCAGCTTCGAGCTGTTTCTGGAAGGTTGCCGATTCGCTCAATCCGATTCCGAAATCGGAGCCGTAGAACATCACGCGGGTGTCCGAGCCGTTGTTTCCGTCGAAGGTCTTGGCAACGGAATGGATCAGGAACTTCTCCACACTCTGTTCGCTCTCTCGGGAGAGCGTATTCCCAACCTTGCGGATGATTCCGTCCATCATGTACTTGCGCTTCTGCGAAACGGGATCCACCAGTTCCCGTTTGGCGCCGAACAGGGCGTTCATCTCGTTCTGGTATCGGAAATCGTAGAGGGCCATTTCCTTCATGTCGGCCATACCCCACTCGGTCTCCTTCTCCTGGATCTCCTGTGCGAAGAGCTGCGAGATCGTACACATGTTGGTCTGCACGTAGTTCTCGTCGTAGGTAGGCATTACCGTCGGATCACTCGAACGCGCGACCTCCTGATCCATGGCTCCTCCCATCCGATAAAAGACCGTGTCGACGGCGAACGCAGGAACCTTTGAGGCATTGATCGGATATACCTTCACCGAGTTTTCCGCATAGTCAATGGAGACGATATGCAGCACCAGGGGCAGCGGGGAGACGCCACTTTCGAGTTTGGACGGTTCCGCGTCAGGTCCGGTCGCCGTGTAATTGGGGACCAGCAGATTCCCGTTCAGCGACAGCATGTGCGCCGAAGTGAGTTTGATGGTCGCCACGCTCGGCGCCGAAGCCTCCGTATTCGCTTCCTTGACCGTTGCGAACGTTCCTCTGGCCACGACCGACGGATACTTATAAATGTCCGACTTGGTGGTACCGGCTCCGATCTCACGTAAAATGGTATCCATCGGGAAGCGCGAAGGGAAAATTTTGGCCAGTTTTTTCCCGAAGGTGGGCTTGTTGACCTCCTGCGTCTTAAAGGCATCCGTTTGAGACGCATCCGTGGTTGGAGCCACCGTACCCTGGACGGTCTGGTCAACGGGAGCACCGGCAAACGCCGCCATCATGACGGCCCCGCCGCCCGAAAAAGCGGAAAAGATAAGATCCTGCGCCGCCACAGCCATAGCCAGCAACGCGATGAAGCAGATGACACCTGCTGCAAAAAGAATTTTCTTGGTTTTCATGTTCGTATTGTTTGAATGTTTTGAGATTACTCCATGAGTTTCCGCCGACGGTCTCCGCGTCGGATAATTTCGTCAAAGATGTCTTCGGGCTCCGGCCGGCTCGGAGGTGCCATTACGCCGGTCGAACTGCCAGGGGCAGGGAGTCCGTCCGTGGCTTCCTTCTTGCGCTGCCGCTCGGCGTCGATTCGGGTGTTCATCCCTTCCACCTTTCCAACTTCACGAGCTTCGGCCACATCCTTCGAGTAGTTCAACGCATTACGGAACATGTTGAGCACGTCTGCCGTGATCCGGCCTTCCATGAAATTGGCCATGTTGTCGTCGATATACTTGCCCAATGCCGCAGCTTCGTCGTCCGAAACTCCGTTATCGGCCAAATACCGCTGGATTACGGCACTACTCTCTTCGATGTTCCGGTCAAGACGGTTCCGATACTCCTCCTGGCTTTTCCGGCGGGCAATCCGCTCTTCGCGCATCTTGCGAAGGCCTTCGTATCCCGGATCGTCTTTCTCCACGTCCAGTTCATCCTCGTCGATGTTGCGGCGAATGGCAACGCCCAGGGGGAGACCCGGATCCGAAGAGAGATCTTTGGCAATCGCCATGATCTCCGGATATTCCGAGGCAATGCGCCGGAGCGTTTCGTCTGCTGTCCGGTAATCGGAGAGCGACTTGTCGGCCTGTTCCATCCAGTCGGCGACATCGTTGTCGAGTTCCGCCTGATCTTTCCATGCCCGATCCGGGAATTTTGCGATCATGAACGCGCGGACTCTGCCCGGCGTTTCCGGCACCTCATTGCCGGTATCTGCTGTGGATTCGGGCATTCTGGCCTCGGAGGTCACCGTTTCGGCGACAACCGCCGCCTGTTTTCCGTTACCTTTGTCCTCTTTCATAAAAACTGTTTTTGTATAAGTTTGTGAGTTACTTTCGGTGTAAATGTAATCCGATGTATTTGCAATGTTTTGTAAAAACAAGCATTTACTTTTGCGATGAATAACATGAAAAACCGCGAAACGCATGGAACCGATCAAGCGACTGATGTCTTACAGCGAATACACCCGGGAAAAGCACGCCGCCATTTTCCGCATGTATTTGGACCTGTTGAAAAAAGAGCGGGAAGAGAACGCTCTTCGCGCCGAACATATCGGCAAAATATATTACGCACGGGTCATCGCCAGCAGTCAACAACCCGCCATGGACCCGTGCTATGTCATGCGGATTATCAACAAGGGACTCCGGAATGACGGCCAAATCTGACAAACAAACATCCATCCGGAGGATCGTCCAGGAAAATGAACAGCACAATGCCCGCCTCTTTTCGCAGTATGATCCACTTACGGGAATCGGGTCGACCGTCGCGCGCGAAGAAATACGGATAGACGACCGCCGTTCCGTCTTCATTCCTGTTTATCTGGCCCGCACTCCGGTGTTCCAGCGCATCCAAACCGCCGGATCGCTCGATCTGTTTGCCCGAGAGAACCATCAGACATTCGATGCCTGTCTCGACTTTTTCAACAAGATGCGGATCTGTTACGATTTCGAATATTGGGCAGCCACCTGCGCCCGCATAAAGGACAAGAAATCGGGAAAGATCGTCCCGTTCATCCTGCGGAGGCCACAACTCAAACTGCTGAAAGTGCTTGTCGACGATCTCTTCTCCGGCAGACCCATTCGAGCAATCGTTCTGAAAGCACGGCAATGGGGAGGCTCCACACTGGTCCAGCTGTTCTATGCCTGGATTCAAATATTTCACTGCATCAACTGGAACTCGTGCATCGTGGCTCACCAGAAAGACCAGGCCCGCAACGTCAGGGCCATGTATTCGAGAATGGCCCAGTATCATCCATCGGAGGTATTTCCGGTGGAGTTTCAAAATTTCGAAGGATCCCAATCCAACCGACAGTTGAAGGAACGAGGGGCTGTGGTATCCATCGGATCCGTTCAGAATCCCGAATCGCTTCGTTCCGACGACCTGAAACTGGCCCATTGCACCGAAGTCGGACTATGGGAAGATACGCCGAAGCGCAAGGCAGCGGATGTCATTCAGAGCGTCGTTGGCTCCATTCCGGACAATCCCTTCACAAGTGTCGTGCTGGAAAGTACGGCCAAAGGCGTCGGCAACTACTTCCATGACACCTGGCTCAAAGCCGAAAACGGCGAGAACGGATACACGCCCGTATTCGTGGCCTGGTTCGAAATAGATCTTTATTATCGGCCATTTCACTCGGAAAAGGAAAAATACGATTTCGCAAGCAGTCTGACCGACAAGGAACTCTATTACTTCCGACTCGGAGCCACACTCGAAGGGCTGAACTGGTACCGTCAGAAGCGGAAGACCATGCCTTCCGACTGGCGCATGTGCTGCGAATACCCGTCCACACCGATCGAAGCCTTTGCCACGACGGGGCGGAATGTACATAATCCCAACGACATTCAGAAGATGATGTCCCAATGCTGCGACCCCTTGTACCGGGGCGAACTGATCGCCGACGCAGCCTATGGGCCCGAATCCCTCGGTCCGTCGTTGAAATTCGTCCCATCGGAGCAGGGAACTCTCCGAGTTTGGAAACTCCCCGACAGGGAGCGCAGGATCGCCAACCGCTATGTGGTATCCATGGATATCGGAGGTCAGTCGGAAGATGCCGACTGGACCGTCATCCGGGTCATAGACCGGTATATGAAACTGTTCGGCGGTGACGAGGAGTGTATCACCACATGGCGCTTCCACATGGATCAGGATCTGGCCATATGGAAAGCCGTGCAGTTGGCCGAGTTCTACAACCATGCCCTGTTTGTTCCCGAGTTAAATTCCATCAAGAAGCACAAGGCCGAAGACAGCGACTATTTCTACACCATCCTCGATGAAATCGTAGGCGTCTATGACAATATCTACTCCCGGGACGATCCGACGAAGATCCGGGAAGGCGTGCCACCGCGCTACGGGTTTCACACGAACAAGGCGACCAAAGAGGATCTGGTCACACAGATGCAGCGACGTTTCCGCGACCGACTCTTCGTCGAAAACGACCGCCGCGTTCTGGAAGAAGCTATGGCCTACGAGCAAAAGGCCGACGGTTCATACGGCGCTGCGGACAAATACCACGACGACCTGTATATGGCTACCGCCATCGGTCTGAAAGTATCGTCGATCATGGATTCGCCCGTCGAGCTTCCGCAACACGAAACACCCCGCCTTCGAAAAAGCGGGGTGCGGACGCATGCCAGTTTCTGATATTACCGCAGGATCGGCTCCTGCCGTTTTATCACCGCCGGGTTCGCTCCTCCGAACATCCGGCCCATCAGTTCCGTGCCCCTCGGATCCGCATTGCGTGCCGCCTCCGCCTGCACCTGTGCCATCAATTCGGGATCAAGCTGCTGTTGCTGCTGTTGCTGTTGCTGCAACGATTTGATCTGCGCGGCCAGTCTCTTGCCGAAGGGAAGCGTGGTATTTTCCAAAAAGAGATCGAACGGAAGCCCCATCTTCACGAACTCCATCAGATAGTCGTCGATACGCTGCCGGAATACGGGAGCATCGGCGGCCTGGGCGATGACGAGCGCGTAATTGTCGGCAATGGCCTGGGCCTTCTCGGGGATGTATTCGGCGGCCGCTTCGTTATACGATTGTCCCGAGACGGCCAGATGCCGGCGTTTGTCGTAGTACTGGATCAGTACCTTCAAGAGTTTGTCGTCCCGCTTGCGACAGAATTCATTGAATCGGTCGAACAGCAGCACAAAGTTGAGCATGGCATTCTGTGCCTGCTGTGCATACAACGACGACGGAGTCCCCGACTTGGCGGCCTGCCCCTGCAAAGCCCCGGAGAGACCGGCCACCTCCTTGGCCTGCTGCATGTCGAAGTTCAGCACCTCCCAAACGCCGATGTTCGTGGAGTTCCGCGAGAGATATTCCGGCAGCGGCACTCCAGCCTTGGCCTTGTATTTGACCACTCCATTTATCCGTTCGATCTGCTCGGCATAGTCCTCGATTTGCATGCCGGACGGGATCTGCTCCTCGGCGATGAAAAGCGTATTCTTGGCACTCCCGGCGATGATGGCATCAAGCATCGTTCGCTGTCGGTTGATGTTTCGCTGCATGTCCACCAAGTCCGAAAGCAGCGGTTTGGCCACCCCGTCCACAATGGGCATGGCTGCAAACACGTAGGGATGCTGCTGATGCTTGTAGGGCGTCTCCATCTCCAACAGACAAACGCCCTGCGGTGTCAGGTACTTCACGTGCCAGTATTGCTCGTAACGCCGCTCGTATTCCACGCGGGCATCCTCGATATTCTCCTCGTCGATGCCGGCCTGTAAAGCCTGTTCCCGACGACGTGCATTCTCCATCTCTGCTGCCTGCACAACCTCGTCGAAACGATCCAGGTACTCTTTCGGCAGGTCGGAGGTAGCCCTGTCGTGTACCCACAGCACCCAACGTCCCAGCTTTTGCCACACTTCGATGACCCGGCATTTGTTCAATCCCGAAGTGTTCTGCCAGAAATCGAGCGTCGGTAAAGCCGTTTCGGCATTTTCATTCGTCGTCTCCGCCATTCCTCCGCGCTGAAACACCGACCTGTACAATTCCCGCAGCGCCCTTTCGTCATCGGGTGTTTTCGCAAAAGCTGCCAACAACTCTCCCGGTGAGTAGTCGTGGAGTTCGAAGATGCGTCGCAGGTCGAACAGCCGGGGATCCTCGCAGTCCTGATTCCATCCGATCCGGTTCTGATTCACGAAGAAGATCTTGCCGTCCGTATCGTTGCGTTCGTCCCACGGTGCATAAGTGACCTTGCCCCATGAAATGCCCACGGAAACCAGACAAAACAGATGGTTTATGTCCAGAGTCGGGTTTTCATTCAGGTCAAGACACGCCTGCAACGTATTGGTCAGCATCTCTGCCACGGTGTCATCCTCGCTGCGACGTGCCTTCACCACGGACTGATACTTGTTCGACAACATCTGCCCCAGCACGTTGCGCAGGAATTCCTGCATGACGTTGATGGTTATGGGCGTGATGCCCGTCCGGGAGATCAGCTCCTTTTCCTGGACCATCTTCCCGCCCTTATCATCCGGATCGGGAACCAGGTCGCTCCACTGATCGCCGGACATGTAGCGCATGAAGCGCTCATGTTCGCGGCGTTTGCCTTCGAGTTGCGACCAGTCGTGCTCGCAGGCATAAAGCAGCTCCATGTTTTTTGCCCGCTCCGTTTCCGAATCCTGTATCTGCGAACGAATACTCTGCACCTTCGTTCGCTTTTGCTCCTGTCCTCCGGATGCCAGCGCCCGAAGGCGCCGCACGTCCACCTTCATTTCTTCCATATTTACTGTTTCTTATAGTTTTCCACGATTGCTATCACCTTCTTCTTACTTTCAACCAATGCACGAACCTGCTCCTTCCAGGTCTCGTCGAAAACGACATTCGTTGCTGTCATCTTCTCGGCAAAGGATATCTGACGCGCAATGGGGACAAGTTCCTTGATTCTGGACTTCTCCTCATCCGAAACCAACCCATAGATCTGTTTGAGCTCGTCCGACGGTATTCCCGAGCTTGTAAGTCCCATCCATTTCAAGGCTGCATCATAATCCTCGTCCACCTTTTCCAATTCGGGGATCTCGACCACACCCGAACGGTTGCGTTCCCAGCGCATATTCAACGCTGCTGCACGCCGATACGTCTCATAGTTCCGGGCCCACTTTTTCAGATTGCGACGAGAACGTAGATCTTCATCTTTCAATCGGTAGCCAGGAGTGGAATCTATACGATTCATCTCTCCATCAGTAATAGCATTGATATAAGCCATTCGGCCCACGTATTCCTCCTCCGTCTCTCCTGACGCTGGATATAGCTCCGCGGCAGCCATAATTGCCTTGGGACTGTTCAGCATCTGGAATACGCCTGCGATACGCTCGTCATCCTTGGTAAGTAGTTTTTCGGCTCCCTTGTATATATTCACAAAGCTGTTCAGGTCGGTACTTATGCCCCATGCTCCGAGTTTCCCAAGCAGATGCAGGCACAGCGTGGGATTGAATTCCTGCGCAGCCTCCTTGATCTCCTTGGTCAACTTCTCGGCATCCGAAATGAAGAGCGTAAAATTCAGACCGTAGCCATTCATGAAACTTTCTGCAGTAGCTCCGCCCACAAAGTTCCGGAACGCGGGAGTTACGAATGCAGACCAGGAGAGTTCGTTTTGCAGAATGTTCCACCAGGCCCGCCAATAGGAAGTATCATCACCTTCACGATCCTTGATGTAGAATCCGGCAATGGTCGCCGTCACAACGGGCGGGAACATTCCCCAAATCAGGTTCCCAAGATATCCGGCAATAACGATTTTAAGCCTGGCGTCCCGACGCAGCCGCTTCATCTCGTCCTGCGCAAGTTCCGACGCCTCCGTCTCCGATTTTCCATGGTCGATCCAATACTGCCTCTTCGCGGATAGGATAATGGATCGTTGCTGATCATCCATATTCAGTACACGCCAGCCCTGCTGGACGATACGACCGAAAGCAAAGCTCGAATTGTTGAAGGTTGAAATCGCGGCGGCTCCGATCGTGCGGTCGCTCTGGAGAACGGACAGATAGGCCCCTTCACTCGACTGCTGGGTGGTATTCAGGGCGATGGCTGCCAGTAGTTTGGCCTGCCGATCCGCCTCCGCAGCGTCAAAACCGCGTTCCTGAAGCCGGATTTTCTCAAACTCATATACCGCCCGGGCGCCCTTGGCACAAGTCCAGGCATCGATAAAGGCGTTCATATACATACCCTCACGCTTTATGCCCTTTCCGGTCTCATGAAGAAGACGGTGGTCAAAAAACCATTGCCCCACTTTCCCTCGCGCCGGAGCCTTCAACGCCAACCGCTCGTCTCCGGCATAGCGGCTTTCCCACCGTTCCCGGAAAGACGGAATATTCTCCAAGGCCCATTTCCAGGTAGTCCGTCCTCCAAGAACCAGATGGCGCAACAGAATCCGTTGGAAACGCTTGTCCGACGTATAACTCCGGAACATGACGCCACTGAGCAACTGTTTTATGGCCGTAAAACCACGGTATGCAATCTTCGCTCCGGCACACGTCTTTTCAATTCTCGTCATGAACTGCTCCGAAGGATCCGGCTGGAACTTCTTATAGGCTCCGGCTGCGATGAAGCAGACCTTCTTGAAATCATTGGAGCGGCCCTTTTCCTGGCTGTCCAGAGCATTGCGGAACTGCGACGAACTCAACAGTGCATTGACATCCGAAATGAACGGAGCAAAAGCCGACCAGTGCTCCATCTCGTCCAGATGATTCATCAGCACGGACATAATATCCACATCCAGGTCCGGCTCGATCATGGTGCGTTTACGCCGAATAACACTCCCGGTGATGGTCGCCGGAAGCCCATCAGTTTCAATCTGCGACATATCGACATTGCGGTAAACCATATTCTTGTTTGCCGCAAACGGGAAGTACCACGGATTGGAATCCATATCCACGCCGAACATGCGCCGGTATACCGGATTGTAACGGTCCCGCCGCAACTCCGGAAGTAACTCCCGCTGCAGCCAGTTCAGGAAATCCAGGTCCGCAGGCGAAAGGGCGGCGATGAAAGATTCCAGTTTCTCACGCGTAATACCGATATTCTCCAGACGGGGCATCAGATCGTCCTGACGTCCGTAAGCAATCCAGAGCAGGGCCTTGCCACGTGTAACCACGACACTGCGCGACTTGTACCAGGAACCCTCGGGGGAACTTGTCTCAAGAATCAGCGGATTGCCGCCGTCGTCTTTTAACGGCTGCTGGAAGTAACGGAACAGGTCGTCCGGATTGCTGATGTGGCGATCAGAGACAAGAGACCGGAATGCCGCCACGACAGCTTGTATGGCTTCAGTCTTGCCCTGCTGGTAGCGCGCGTTCGACTCTGCCCAACCGTCCCGGCCCAGCATAAGACGACGGTAAAGAACCCCGTCCCGTCCGGGATCGTTGATGCTGACCGTCTGAAGCATGTTCTCTAACGTGTCGAACGGAGAGGTAAGCGCCTTGATCAGCTTGTTGCCTTCCGGGAAATTGCCGCTGCGGTTCCCGTCTTTCGGCTCGACGGCACGGATTGCCTCGCCGACCAGTTGTCGGCGATAGCGTTCCCGCTCCTCCGTCTGCTCCTTGAAAAGCGTGCGCCCGGTCTCTATCCTCGATGTCAGATATTGGTTGAGATTGGCGTAGTTCCCGGCAAGATGGCTCTTGGCCGCAACGATCGCCGCACGTGTGGCGTCGATGGCACGACGGGCCGTCCGACGTTTGTCCCGGGCATCCTCGCGTATGGAATCACTGATTTCCTTCTTTCTCCCCGTTATGATGTGATAAAGACGTACAGACTCCCGAGAGTAGTACCGAAGCTGCGCATTCAGGTCGTCGAGATCCTGTTCTTCTTCCACGCAGGCCCTGTACATTCTGTGCAACACAACTGCATCGGATGCCTCCGAAGGATCCTCCATCCGTGCTCCAAGTTGCTCTTCCGTGAGCGAAAGACCGTCTCGGAAGAGCTTAAAAAACCGACGCGTTCCGTCATCCACACTTTTACCAACATTCACACCGCTGGCGTTCAGATCCTCGACCTTCAGCTTCAACAGCCTATCAAATCGCTTCCGCACAAGTTTGAGGTCCAGATCGGCGGCAGCATCCATGATACGTTGCATCGGACGGGTCTTGAGAACCGCCGACGTAAAGTCCTGCAAACTGACTTCCACCCGAAGGCGTTCCTTTTCAAGTTGTCCGGATTCCTTCTTGGACTGTACAGACCTCCGGTAGCGATCCTTCTGTTTCCGGTATTCAACCAAAGTTTGCTGAATGTCCGATTGTCGAAGAGCCTCTTCGACATCCGACACAATAGACCTGAAATCGCGGATGCCCATGACATCCATCATCTCCGGAGTGATCAATGCCCGGATATAGTCAGAAACGCTGTGCGGCAAAGATTCAGGCGTCAGATCCTCGTCCGCAAGTCGCGAATAGAGGTTCAACACCTTCTCGTGATATTCTCTTCGGTTGGCCGCCCTGGCTTCCTCTTCCGCCGGCTGCGTCAGCGATGCAACAGAAGGAGTAGTTGAAACGGGAGAATCTAAATCTCCTCCTCGTGTTGGATGAACTCCGACTGCATCAGTCTCTCGTACTCCTCCTTCGTCACGCTCCGCAAAGGACAATCCTTCTGTGCCTGAAAAACTGCGTCGTAATGCGACATCCCCGCCTCCATCAACTCCTTCATGCGCTTCGACTGTCGTTCGGTCAGTCCCACGCATTGATGCAGCCGGCTGTGAGGACTTTGCAGACCGACCGTTATCGTCGGCTCGAAATAATATTCCTTCTTCGGTTCCATATAAAGAAGAATCTTCTGCTAAATCTCTTCCACGTCCATCATTACGTCCTCCGGAGTCCTCGGTAGCTCCCGCTGCGCCTGTTCCAATGCGTTCCGGAACTGCATTCCCTGCCGTTCCAGTTCCTTCGCCCGTTCCATCTGTCTCACTGTCGCCTCCGCGGGCAGAAAATAATCGGGAATAAAACTGTCCTTCAACTTCCGGTAAATTCTGTCTCGTTCTTTTTGTTCCATATCGGTCCGCTTTGATATTTTGTAGGTTCTCGACAATCAAATCTTTCAGCCGGGGCGGAACGCCGTGTTCCTCCAAGTACATGATTACCGGATATACCGGACCGTTCTCCGTGGCGAAAAATTCGTCCAGTACTCCCTTTCTGTACAATAGTTCAACCCCTCTGCTTATCATTTCATTCGCACCCTGAATCATGCTATCCACACGGGCAGCATCCACATGATACGAGGCATCTCGCTTTTCGAGACGGGAATTCATGTAATCTGGCCCCATATCCACAGCGGCATCATACAATTCGACCATCGAGAACAACGCCTCCGTAATATCGTGCGCCTGCTCATGGATATAAGTATTCCGAGTATGTGCCTTATCTACCATAGCGTCGCCTCGAATAACGATTTCCCCACGCCATTGGATTCCACTCGGACAATGTTCAAGCGTAATTCCCGCCATCTGTTCGTCCGTAGCCCCCATTTCCCGCAATCGGGCGATAAACTCATCGGCATTACGTACTACGACAGTCGGGGTCGGAATGTTCATTTCGCGCTGCATATCGTACACGGCATCCTCCACAGCCCGAAGGTGCGCATCGCTCTCGGCCTCCTCGCCGTGTTCACCATACGTTTCTGCGACATGATCCACCCGTTTGTAAGCCTCGATTTCGGCATCCAGTTCCGCCAACCGATCTTCAAAGTTAGCAATATTTGCACGATCGACAAGCAGGGATGCCCGCCTGTTCTCCAACTTTTCAAGCGAAGTCAGTCGGCGCTGCGTGAAATCCCGGCTGAAGCGCACGTCGCCCAACTCCCGGGTAAACTCACGGATCACCTGCGGACGGTCTTCCGCCGGGCCATAGGTCCGATAGGGAACGCCTGCCTCATCCAAAGCATTCAGAATCTCCGAATCCGTATTTTCAGGGACCACGGCGCCGGCAAATTCATTCAGATAGACCGGCCGTTCGAATTTGGTCTCGAAATACATGGCCGGCATTTCGCTGCGGATAGCATGGACCATCTCTTTCAGCCGTGCCGCATCTTCGTCGGACAGCTCCACACCGTACTCCTTTTTCAGATAGGCTTGCGGATCGCGCTTCTGCGCCGCCTCGGCCAGACGATAGAGTCCGTAATCATCGTATCCGGAGGCATCCGGCTGACATTTCTCTCCCAGGTCATAGAATACTTCCGACCATTTGTCCCGAAATGCGTCTATCGCCTCATGATTAGAATTCAATCGCTCCTTTTCAGAACGTATTTTGTCCAGATCTCCGCTTTTGTCAAGCAGTCCAGCGGCGAAATTCTCGAAAGTGATACCTAACCCTTCAACGCCTTGCCGCCCTTTTTCGCGCATATCGGCTGAAATATTCTCCAATGTAGCCGGAACGTACCTACGATCTCCCGCAGACGTGTATCCTTTGAAAATCACTTCATTGATTCCATATCGTTCCGACAGGGAATCCATCCACCGCTCGAAATCGGGTCGCAACTTTTCGTCTTCCATGATTCGTTGCGCTTCGGCTACGGTCAGATCGACATCAACACGACCGCCATGCCGGACATCTGAAAGGATCTCTGCCAGAAAACTGTTGATAACGGCTGGATCATAGCCCCGTTCATCGATTATCCCCAAACGCCGCTCGGTCCGACGACGAACCAGTTCACGCGGAGAAGTCAAACCGGGTTGCAAAGCCTCTTTCGTGTTCTGAACCTCCTGCTCATAAGCGACACGATCTCCGCCGTATTTTGCCGCAATATAGGCATCTACGACGCGATCTGCCTCATCCGGAGTCAACCCGTTGAGCGAATAACCGCCATGCGTAGCATCTGTTACGGCCGTCTGAATATCGTCGGAAAACTTGCGTGGTCTGTTCACCAACTGCGGAGCTTCGCCCTGCTCATGCAGGAACATGTATTCCAAACCATCCGTACCTCGCCCGTCCAACCACCTGTTCAGAGCCATTCGCATTTTGTCTTGCATCTCTTTGGGCAGTTTAGCCAGATCGTGATTGGCGGCATTACTACCTTCATCGCTCATCTGGCGTTCTATGGCCGGGAAACGAGGTGTATAGGCATCCGCAAAATAAGTCCCGACGTTGCGTCCCGACGAACTGTCTACCAATGAGGAGGGCAGGATCAGTGAAATTTCACCATATCCTTCGTGTTTCTGGCGCTCCACGTCAAGCACGGCAGCACTCGGATTGGCGAACCCGCCTTTCTTGACCGCTTTCTTGAACTTTTCGGCAGAAATGTTATGCACGCCTGCCAGCGTCCGTTCGTTCCGGTACCTTTGCAGGTCGATCCCTTCTACAAAGTCTTTTACCGGTGTGCCCATCACATCATCGGCAGTCATCGCGGCCAACTCTTTGTCAGACCACTTCTTGAACACTGATTTCAGTTTCCTCCAAAATTCCCGCACAATGCGTTTGAGCGCAGCAAACAGTCCGGCATCATCCTTGATTCCGGCCTGCTGGCGGGAAAACCACTCGCCCGTAGCCCGGGATAGGGTCTCCGACGCCCGGAGGTCTTCCGGCAAACCCTTGTAGTTGGGATCTTCGCTTACGGCCCGCCAGATTTCACCCAGTCGTCCCGTATCCCTGCGCATAATCTCTTTGGCCCGATTCCACCAGGCGGGGTTCTCCCGCGCCACGATCTGCGCCCACAACTCCGTGTATTCGTGCATCGGTGTATCGGCATTCATCCGGGAACTGTCAAGATAGATCACCCCGCCCGTCGTGAATCCATATACCTCCCCCTGTGGTGTACGGAAGAACTGCACATCGGATCCCGACGGCGTTGCATTTTCCTCCTCAATCTTTGGATTCTCGAAATTTTCAACTATATTTGTAGCAACAACAAGTCCTTGATTGATACCGCTTGGGCCGAAGGAGCCCCCCGCTGCTATCCAATCGAGGACTTTTTCTTTGTCCACCCATTTCAGGTTCTCTACGCCGAAATCCGTCAGCGGTGTGTTCATATCGGCCAGCAGACGCTCCACTGACTTGCCATGAACACTGGCAACAGCATTTACAGCAATCCCATTACGCCCCGGCTTCAGTCTTATGGCAACTGCGATACGCTCGTTACCACGCGGAATTTCCGTAATGACTATGGTGGATCGGGCCTTGTCTCCCCATTCATAGACCATGATCGGACTTTCCAGAGCCATAGGAAGATTCCGAAGATCATCCAATGATAACCCATGTTTGGCGATATGACCCTTTAACATACGTTGCGTAGCCGTAATTTCCGCATTGTTGACTCCGCAAGCCAATAAGACAGCACTTGGATTACCCAGAGTAATTTTGTCTCCGGACGGAAGTGTCCCCTCCTCCAACTGCTCCAACTGCTCGTTGAACCGCTCATTGGCCGACTCGACCTGCTGACGGCGAATTTTCGCACCCCGGGCCAGAATTGCGTCATAGGCCGCGCGAACCGCGTCCGGATCGGTCACGACATTCCCCGCTCCGACGGCGAGGTTCAACTGATCGATAATAGCATTCCATCTTTCCGGCGTTATCCTTTCGGGTGCATGGACCGTATCTCCGGACACCGAGAACGGCACGTCGTCCGGTCCCGGCTGTTCTGCCACGCCCCAATCTGCCTGGCTTTCATTCCTTTCCCGATCGTAAGCTTCTGCCGCCGACAGATCCTCCGCATCCCGCGGAGCCGACGGATCCTCCTCCGTCCGCGCCGCCATTTCGCGCAACTGCTCCATGGCCGAAGCCCTCGACGGAGTTGTGAGCAGCACGTCGATCACCTCGTCCCGCAACGCCGCATCGTCCATATCGAATGCATACCCATTACTGTCCTCCCAGAGATCATGCACATAGCTGCTGACGTGCTTGGCTCCGTTTGCTTCGCTGCCGAGTATCCCGAATCGCGCCCGACGTTCACTCTCATTACCCGAGAATCCGAGTTCCGTAGCCACTCCGCGTTTCGCGCCATCCGCAGTATCGGTCCAAACAAACCGCTGTCCACGCGCTATGTCAGCCAGTATCCTTGCCCGAACATTCGGCAATCCATCGGGGAACAAACGGTCGATCTCCCGTGAGAAATTCTCTGTCGGCTTCTTCACGTCGGTAGGTTCTTCCGTCACGCCCAACTGTTCCAAAGCCGCAGTTAGACGTTCATCCTCCTTTCGCATGAATGCGAGCCGTTGCTCCGCCGCCATTGCCTTGTTCAAATCGCCCATTGAGATGAGCGATTTTTCTAACTTATCCGCATTTCTGGCATTCACAGCCCGAGCCGACTGGATACGCTCCACGGCCTTATCATGCCCGAGAGCCGCCGACATCTCCACTGCCAACATCTCTGCAGGCATGGCGTTATAATCAGGCTGCCCGTTTTTCAGACGCGGAATTTCCGGTTCCGTAATTTGGTTTTCCGGAATAGTTTCGGTATCTTTGTCTTGGAATCCCTGCGCATCCAAAGGAGAAGCTGTCACAGAAACATCGGCAGGGCGTTGTTCGGTCTGTGCACCACCGTAAACCCGGTATAGCAGCTTCCCTTTTTCCAAGAAATCAGCTATTCTTTTTCGGGTTTCCATATGATTGCTCACTGAAACTTCCAATCCGTCTTTCTGCACGGTAACAGAGGTAAAGAAATGATGTTTCTGCCCATCTTTTCCAATAAAAGACTTCACAAACAGCAGAGACGACGGCCGCTCTGTTCCACCGACCTTGCTTTGTGTTGGAACCTCTATTACACAATCGGGCGTTTCCAACGTCGGCTTAATCATTCCGAACTGGCTGCTTCTTCCTTTCAGAAACAGTTTGGGCAATTGATTTTCCCCCATCTTGACTTTCCCGATCGGAGTCTGCACTCTTCCATCTTCCCCGAATTGTGCCACCCAATTCTCGGGCGTCAGTTCCACTTCTGGTGCCGGAATGGCAGTCGCCTCCATCTGTTCCACAACACGCGCAGCCTCGTCGGACGTTAAGGATCTCCCGAGAAGCGGATCATTACCCTGCTGCTCTACCCTTCCGGCCGTCTCGACATCGTCCGTACCTGGGGCATCCTCCGTTACATTCTGTTCTGATTCTACCGTATCTTGCTGCGGTTCCGCCACAGCCTGCTCTTCGGCAACGGTCCTGGCGCCCTGGACAATCTCATCGGAACTGGCAGCCTCCAACACCGTTTGCAACTCGGAGATATGCACCATCCCCGCCGTACCGTCCGCATAACGGATCGCCACAGTCTCGGGAAGACCTTTCTCTTGAGCATTCCGCAGCGTAGCTGCAACATCGACGGCACCCGTTTCACTGTCGTAAACCAAAGAGGCTCCACGGAGAATATTTACCGGCTCGTCCGACCCGGCGACATCCACCGTATAGACCACATCATCATCGGCATTGCGGATATTCACAACAGCTTCCCGAGCCATCTCTTCGGCCACGTCTCCGACGTTGGGTTCCATATCCGCATTCGTCTGTCCTTCATTGCCGGTCTGCGCGCGCTGCGCCTCGGCAATCCGCGCTTCGGGCTGCAGAACCTCATTGAATCCTACCGTTCCCCGGCTTCCATCTTCAAAAACGACCTCATAAGCCCCTTTCGAGAAAGAATCCACGAGAACCTTCTCCCCGGTTACCAGTGTAGCCTGATCCGCGGGCTCGAAGACCTTCAAACCCTCCGACTGGATGATATTGGCAATCGCCTTATCACTGATCCCGGCATCGACAGCCTCATCAATGCGCATAGCAAGGTTGTCAAGTTTCTCCTGCTGCATCTCGACGCCGAACTTCAAAGCATGGTTTACAGCAATATAATCCGAAAGGTCGGTCTTCCGCCATTGGGCAAGCTGCGAAGAGGGCATCTGGCGAAAGATCTGCTGCGTATGGTCATAAACAGACACTTCACCACCTTTCTCGGGATCGCCGGACAGAACATAATACGTATTCCCATTCTGATCCGCAGCTTCCATAATCTCTCCGGAAGGGGATTTCCCGTCTGCACCCTTGTACTGCATTTCCGAATAGAACTCCAAATCCGGCAGGATACGCAACAAGCGGCGGGATTCTGCCCTGTTTCCCTGCATGGCATCCAGTTTAGTCCTCGCGTTGATGAAATCCAGCACATGCACGGCATCCCGGGTGGATATTTCGGATGATCCCCAATCCAGCCTGCTCAACTCACGGCTGCGGTCCGTTATGCTCTCAATAGATGCAATCTGAGCTATCCGGTCTTTGAGTTCCGGGTTCTCGATAGCCGCAAGAGCCCCCCGTTCCAGCCAGGAAAGCCTCGATGCGGTTCGGCTGCTCTTGATCTGCGAAGGGACATTCAGTGCGCCCGTAGAGCCGGAGAGTAAAGCCGATACACCGCACAGCGTCCACCAATAGTCCTGACTCATCATTTGTCGCCACCCCTGTCTGTTCCCTTCAAAGAGATTGACCATGGCATCGCCGTATGCTTCGGAGAGCACCTCGCCGGCGAAGTTGGTAATCTTGGCCCGGTCCTTGAACCATTCAACCGCCGCATTACGCTTGACACCCGATAGATTCTTAAGTCCGACCATTGCACCCAGACGCGATCGGGCAATCTTCCCTGACAAGGCATTTGCTCCGGCACCGATCCATTGTCCCACATCCTCGGACTGATATTCCATGAATGTTTCGAGACAGGCCGACAAAGCATCCTTCCATGCGCTTTTGGGCATTTTCCGGATTGCCAGAGATATTTCGTCGCCATCACGGCGTTCCTCCGGAGAGAACTGCTCCAGCCGTTTATCTGCATAGTTGGAATACAGGTGACCGGTCATCGGAGTACGCGCAGCAGAACCGACGATACTTTTATTCAAATGAAGAGCCCCTTTTTGAATACCCTTGACAATAGCCGACGACGCTCCTTTACGGACGGCCTGTTCAGCCGCCTCCCGGGCCGCTGTACGTGTGATCGCCTTGGTTATCCCCCGTGTTGCGCTATTCGCGACACCTCCGGTTGCCAGCATACCTCCCATAAAGCCGACACTTTCAGCCGAGGATGAACCGATTGCGCTTCCAATGCTTCTCCCTCCGAGCATGGATATGGCTGCTTCTGCCTCCTGCTGGACAGCCCATGCATCCACAAGTGCCTGCTCTCCTTTCGAAAGCTTTCGGCCATCCGAGGCGGCATTCAAGGCTCGAGTCAGATTGATCTTGTCGCCAAGTCCCTTGAATCCGAGCGTGGTTACATCAGAAAAATCCCATCCTTCCTGAAACCCGCTTCCGAAATTGTTTTTACGCAGAGACTTCACGACGCGCCGGGCCTTCTTTACCCATTCACGCACGGCCAATGATTCTCTCGAAGGGCGATCAGCCATAGCCATACCCAATGAGATATAAGATTTACGCATTGGCGCCACTTCTGACTCGGGGAACAATTTATCGATCTCATCGATACGGTTATCCAATTCGTCCGCAACCTTGTTTCGATAGCGATCCTCGGTCAATCCCGTATGTTGCAGCAACCATTCGTTGCGATACTGTGCATCATGCTGGAACCGGTCCAGGTGTCTGGCCTCTTCGACATACTCTTTGGAAAGAGCCCCGAACTCCTCTGCTGAAAACTCCTCGCCGTTGAATTTCACGGTCTGTCCCGAAACCGGCGCAAGCGCCCGAGCCATCGAGGCAATATCATCGGGGCTCGGTTCCACATTCGGGTTGTAGCCGTCGAGTTGCTGATCCATGTATTCCCAAAAAGCCGCCTTATGAGCATCATCGCGCACCTGTTGCTCGGCAGCCTGGGGAGACAGTGTCGTGGATACCCGTTTGAGGTCTTCCACGACATCCTTCCCCAGCATCTCATTCCACCCGTTGGCTACATCGTCTCTCCATGTGGTATTCCGCGGATCGGGCCGGGACTGCACGGTCTCTTTCCCGCGTCCGAATGCCGCTCCGGAGACGATGTCTTCCAGGCCGGACTCCATCTTTGCCCTGGATATCTGATGCTGTCTGAACGCCAGTTCCTCCGGTGTCACGACAGTCGGCGGCTCCGAATCATCCTCCACTGGAAGAGAGGACGGCAGCAACGACGAGGTCGGTACATTCGTCTCAGGAGCCGGAGCCGTATAAGCCTCGGAATAATCATAACGCTCATTCATGCCCGGTATACTCCTCACACCATTCCAGAATGCAATCTTCCGCGCCCTGTTCTCCTCGTTTTTGAACCTGTTGCTGCGTTGTACCGCCTCTATATTTTCGTCTACAAAACGATCGAATCCCGGATCATCGGCCGGGGCGCTGGGCGTCCAGAACGAGGGATCATCAGGATTTGAGCTCGTGTTCTCATCTCTGAGCTTGCGAGCTATATCCAGAAGAGGATTCGATGTTTTTGAGCTCGTGTTCTCATCTCTGAGCCTGCGAGCTATATCTAAAAGCGGATTTGCCATGACTTCTAATTCTGATTTCGGTAAATGTATCTTGACGTGTAGTCTGGATTCTGTGGCTTATTCGCACCGGATGGAGTATTGGGCGATCCGTAGCGTATACGAATAGCATGGGCGATCACCTCTGCGGAACTGCCGTCTTGTGCCATCTCGTAGATCAACGGAAGAGGAACCTTGTCGCGGGATCCTGTCTCATACAATGCGTCAATAATCTCCTTGACCGCAGGATCGGTAAACCCAAATTCATTGGCCAGTCTTCGATAGAACTTGCTCTCTTCTACATCCCGGGCCCGTTGCTCTTTGCTATAATACGGCTCATACGTGATCGACTCCTCCGGTTTCCCGGTCCACATATTAGGCGACACTCGTCTTACTCTCTTCTCTCCAGGTCGGGCAAGCATGGACAAAAATGTCGCATCACCATCGCCCTGTTGTTTCCCTGACGCTTGAATCCGGGCTATCTCCTTTCTTTGGCCCGCATTGTATTCCGCCAAATCTCTTCTCCATTCGGCCTGTTGTTCGGCCAGCGCCGCTCTGTCCCGTGCCTGCCTGCCGGACAGAAGTGTCTTGTACAGCAATTCATCGGCAGCACGATCATCCTTGTCCGCAGCCTCGTAACCGGCCTGCGCCACAGCTGCCCGGTCCGAAGCATTCCTCTCGCGGATCGACGCCATCAGATTCCGGAATTTCTCGCCTGCGATGATGTCGTTGTCTTCGAGCTCCTGGATTCGCTTCATCGTGCCGGCATACATCCCAGGCATCTTCGCCACATAACCTCGCCCCGACGAACTTCCCAAGCCGTATATACCCCCAAACAAGGATCCGAGAAACTCTCCGATAGCCTGTCCGTAGGCCAGATTCCGCAATTTGCGTTGTTCAGTGCTGGTATCCCGGGGCCGCGCGGCATTCACCAAAGCAACCCGTGCACTTTGCTGCTCTTCAAGAGCCTTGTTCCAATCGCGCAACGCCTCTTCCTTGCGTTGTGCGGCTCGCTGCTTCCGCACTTCCAAAGCCTGCGACAATCCTCCGAATTCGGAATACGGCACACGTTCCTGATCCGATATTTCGACCGGCTGTGTCGAAATAATCGGCTCTTGCTCCTGCTTCTCTTGTTCCTGTCGTTCCTGCTCCAGGGAGTATACATCATTGGGTATGGTACCGTCTCCTGCTATCGGAATCGGAAGAACATCCTTTTTCTTGATCTCCTTCGCCATGGTTATCCGATTTTGAATTTGTCAGCCCAGGTGGGAATGCCGGTCCCCGACGAAGCCATGGATGCAACCTTCGAAAAATCCGGATTCGAACGCGCCTGATCAGCCATGCGTTTGATACCGCCAAGTCCGGGCGTATTTCCGGACGCCAACGACCCGACAGCTCCGGCAGCTCCGGTTATTCCCTGTACCAGGCTCTCGACCCCCGACGTATCCATCATATTTTGGATTTTCAGATTGTCCAAATTACGGACTTCGCTCAAATACTGCCGCTGAACATTATCTTTGTGCTGGGCACCTACTCCGGCAATTTGACTAACCGTGTCTGCGTAATTCTCGTTCAAATCCGCAGCATATGCGACCTTTGCCTCATCGGTCATTCCGGACTTCACGGCTTCCGTATTCAAGGCCTTCTGTGCTTCCTTGTTGTTCTCGAACACTCTTCGCAATGCAGCGCGGGAATCGGCTCGATCCAAAAAATCCGTACCCATTTCCGCATCCCGCCATTCCGTGAGTCGCTGTTTCTGTTTTTCGAGTTCCCGTTCTGCTTCGGCGCGCCGTTTATTAGCGGCTATGGACCCAAAAATACCCGAGGCCAAAGAAGCAACTCCTGCGATAATTGCGCCAACCATAATAGTCTATTTTTGTTTCTGTTATCGTTCAAAAGTAAACCCTTGTACTTACATTTGTAAAGCATTCAAAACACAAAAAATTGCGATATTCGATGTCAGCTGCGATAAAAAGGAAAATACCGCCCCGGAATATAATAGAGAATGACCTCATATCAGAAAAGCAAGAGCGCGACAAGGCCATCTGCTATCGATTTGCTCAACTTCGGAACGCATGTCATGTTGCAAAGGAATTCGGCGTGAGTCGCATGTATGTCTCCCGGTTATGGAACAAGTTGGCTCCCGAAGATCGGGAAGCCCTTCTGTCAATCCGCGAACAAGTGAATGATGACCTGAACCGACGGATTATGCAAGCGGAACACATTTCCGGAGATTCGTTCACTTCGAAAATCATGAAGGCCCGAGAAAATCTGGGAGACGAACTCATACGACGCTGCGATAAAAAGGTCGTACAAAGTATGTCCAACCGTGACTTCACGTCCCTGTTACGTCTGGTAGCCTCTATTGCGAACCCGTCGGAAAACCCCACAGATTCCGTGAAAGGCAAAGATGACTTCTTCGGCTCTTTACGGGAATCGATTGATCAGTCTATTCATCAAAATGAGAAATAATATGGCATCACAAGAAAACAATCGTAACCGAGCCTCTATCTCTATTTCGGGTATTGACACCTCCACCTCCTCGCATTCCGTCGAAGACGGCAAATGCGAGGAACTCCACAACCTGCGATTCGCATCCGGGTCGTGGCATAACGTCGACCCGCTGAAAATTAAACAGGATCTGCATCCGGCGGAAGGACAGGAAGAGCTGTTTTCCAAATTGACGATCATATACCATCATCCCGCCGCCGGGGATGATACATACATAGCCTCGGCTCCGAATGCATCCGGTAACTTGTATTTGTATATGGTAAAAGTCGAAAATGGAGAACTGAAAGTATATTCAGACAAAATATGTCCCATATATATAGACGAATACATATATGAAAGCGGATCCAATGTTTGGTTCAGAGTCAGAATTTCAAGTCTTATTCCAGTCGCATCTGACGTATCTGTTAATGTTAACTACCGCCCCATGATTTCGGGACAACGCCCTGGTTCTGTAACATTGACCATTCTAAAAGGAACTACTACATCCGAATCATACAAGAACAACGCCCAAGCTGGTGACAACAGTTCGGCCACAGCATCCCCTATGAAAGACAATGAATATATCTATCAAGTCTTCTCCGACAAAGCCGAAGCAGAACAGTTTGGAGGTGCTTTTGCCAGAAACTTACCCCCAGACATCAAAATCTCGCACTTCGGGAATGTATTGATCGTCATAATCCCGTCCGAACAACGTGTAATATACTATGTATTGGACGATACCGTATACAAGGAATTCCAGATCCCAGAGCGGCCTGTTGTGAGACAAGACCCAACATTGGGGCTTGATGGAGTATTCGGAAGAGATCAAAAAAAATGCACAGGTATTTACCAATACCGTGCCGATGATATTACAAATGGACGGAATGTACCGATCTACAATATTTCTACCGGCTCATTCTATATTCCCCAAATAAACGCCGAATCTTTTTGGGGAGAGATATGCTTTTTTGCGGCATTTCAGATGTTTGACGGGAGCGTTGTATCGCCGTCGGCACTGAATATAGCCATATCTGAACCGTTCAAGACCGGAATAGAGGGTAGAAATTATGGAAGTTGGGCAACAACGGACCTCGTAATGAATCTTCCTTTGTTCAAAACGTGGGAGGAGAATGGAGAGAAAATATTCGGAGCATCAAGATTCCCATACGATGGGTACGACACCAGATCAGGATGCACAACGGCAACTTTCTGGATTAAACCTTACATCTCCATATCCATTCCTAAATGGATTGATTCGGAGTTGATCAAGTCTGTGGTTATTTATTCCACACGAATAAATCCAATTTGGGATGCTGAAAAATTAAAAGATCTGAATGCGCCTGTTACATTGCATGATGCATCCCAGTTTCTCGCGGACAACCGTCTTCCCGAACAACCGTTCTATTTTGTGGAATCGATTCCTCTGGACGATTTCACAGACGGCGAGTACAAAATGTATCTGGGAGCAGACCTGCTTGACGGTATCGAACACAACTCGACCTATGAACCGGTCGACATGCACAGCCTGTTCTACGATGTTGTCAAAGAGTACAACTCTCGGATGCACATCGGAGGAAACGCAGGATTACGTCTTTTCGAAGGTTACGGAGACGATTTCTTTTCCTTATCCGAATCTGACCCGGGCTATTCCATTATGACCAATATCCGTATCGACGATCGGGACTATCGGGTTTCTGCACCTTCGAGAAACGCCTTGAATGACGACTCACAATTTATATACAACCGCATCTTGTCCTATCCGGATTATCGAGCGACATTCATGTATGCCCCGTCCGCAACTAATATTGAGGACGTTATTTCCCCTAAAATAATAAAATTGAAGTCTGCGATAACAACGAATTTTGCCTGGGCTGTCAATGGGACGGACTCGGAGCGTGCGGTGATAGCAGAAGATCCATATTCTACCACCTATCATTTGAAATATTCTGCCTCCATGGCTGGTATCATGGAAACGCCAGCCGAATATTATGAAGCGACAGACGCCGTTGTCCCGTTGAACAACAAACTCCGCGTTTCGGCGGCAAACAATCCCTTCTCGTTCCCATTGGCCAACTCCTACGCCATAGGTTCAGGGAATAACCGGATTATTGCCGTGAACTCCGCAGCCATCGAAATGTCTGACGCCAAATTCGGTGAATTTCCACTCTATGTATTTACCGAAGAGGGTATTTTTGCACTCCAATCAGGGAGCGGAGAGATTCTCTATTCATCGACAATTCCGATCAACTATGACCGCATCATCAACCCAATAACCCTGGCAGTGAATTATAACATCCTATACATCACCGACCGGGGCATCATGGCAATGTCATCCGAGGGGGTAAGTCTTATTTCCGAGCCTGTAAACGACCTGCACAATACGCCACCGATCGAGTTTCTGCGCACGGCATACTTATGCTACCATCCGTCCCACAATGAAGTATTTGCATGGAATCCGGAATTGCCGAAGCAAAGCGCAGGTGCCGGATCCTCGGCATATGTCTATTCGCTTTCCGGCCATTACTGGACCACACGCGATATAGATGGCATAAAACTCAACACGAACGAACTGATTGTTCGTGAGAACGGCGATCATATCCGAATTCTCGACATCGACAATGAAGAGTTCCGACCGGATCAGGTTATCAAGGCACGCATCGTATCGCGCCCGCTCAAATTGGGAAGCACCGAGTATAAACGGCTCGAAACATTGGTACTCCGTCTGCATGCGCTTGAACCGCAACCGATCCGGATTCTGATCGAAGGGAGCACCGATCTGAAAACATGGATCACATTGAGAGATACGGGAGCCGTCAGTGCGGACCGCGATGTTCTTTTGCGGCGCTTTCCGTGTTCCATGTGTTATCTTCGGCTGACACTTGAAGCATCCGTTGCTTCGCAATTGGATCTGACACGATTTGACATGGAATATTATCTACGATTCCATCATCGTCTCCGCTGACGACTACTGCATAGAATGATAAAAGAGGGTAAGTATAAATACCCTCTTTTTCTTTACCCGGCAGGTGTTTCGTATACCAACACCCTCGTTCATCTATCGGGCAAAACAGCAAACAGATAATCCGCCATACAAACGGCGAAATGCGACTTTGTGCACATGGATATTTATGTGCACTTGTCTGCACAGATAACCAAACTTTGTCTCCATCCCATCGTACGGCTACTCATTCTTCCGTTTTACGGTTGTTCCTGTATCATGCAGCGTGCGTTTATTCCATCTCGATTCATGGCGAGACTTTATAATCTCCTTGGCTTTACGTAGCCATCCTTCGCGAGTTGCATCGATGATCATCATCAGTTCTTCCCTGTTCAGAAAGAGCGTATATATGGTTCTGGAAGATGGAGGCGTAGTAATATGTTTTTGTCCTGCCATGAGCGAGATTTTTACTTCTTCTCCTTTTTGAGTTCTTCAATAAGTGCATCGACGCACTCTACCGCCCACCGAGCTATAACATTCGCTTCCATCTTTACTCCACTCTCAACGCAAAACCCCTGCATCGCCAGGCCAGCGTACATCCGGCGCCAATACTCCCAATTGACCTTTTCGGAGGATTCACCGATATGGTCTGGCTTGCCTACCATTTCGATGTTGTCCTCGATATGGTCGTACTCTCCCCGCTCCAACTTTTCGAGGTAGTCGTCGTCCGCCATCATGAGGTCAGGGCCAAACTCCGCGTCATCAATATATCGACCGTTCTCGGTATAACAATCAATTTTCTCTCTACCTGGATATGTTTCTATGGCAACAACTATGGACGCATATATTCCTTTGAAGTTGAAGCATAATATTCTTGCAGGTTTACCCTCCCGTGTGCACACCTTTGCCCCGCGCTTGGCAGCGGCCAAATCAAAGTCTTTCATGTTATTCTGTTTTTTCGCCGTCCTCCGGCAGTTCAACATATCTTTCGCAAGCTGGATCGTCGTTTAAGACCATTTCATTGGATAATCGGCACCAACCAATTCCATCAAAGTTGTCGCATTCATAGTTTGCGCATTCATCGCACGTTTCCATATCGTACGCTGTTATAGTTCGTGAATATGCCGCCATCCGATCGGCTTGTATTTTGGAGCGCACCATCCGCCACCCGGGGCCTTCTGCCACCATCCGTGCTGGTTATGCTTCATTATGTCGTATTTGTTGTGCGGCGCGTCGATCTTCACCAGCACCTCGACGTCCGTTTCAGGCAACTCCTCCTTCGGGTCGTGCCACTTGAACAGATATTTCACGAAAGCGCCCCATGCACTACGAAATTCTTTGCTGTCGATAATATCATTGGCCTCGCTTTGGTAGTCCCATTGTAGCATCTCCTTTCGCTCCGACTTGGCTCCGGCGATGAATCCGGCGAGTGCCACATCGGCCATTTCTCCGCTCAAATCTCGCACCTCTCTCCGGTACTTGTGGGCGTATTCAGCCGCCCTTTCTTTGATTGTTCCCATTTCACTCCTCCTTGCTTCTGATATGCTTTGCTATCTCATCTATCGCCTTATCCCACGGCAGGTGCGCAAGATAGTCGATGCACGCATCCCACCCGGCATGGAATGCCATCCGGTCGCTCGACTTGTGACATATTTCAGGGCATAATGCGCAATCTCCATCGCAACCACGGCTTGCGTAATTCTCTTCGGCCTCCTTGCGTTGTTCTTCGAGTGTTTTCATTATTTACGTTTTCTTTTTCGTTCTATATAGTTCGTGATATATATTCTCATCGCCTTATCACGAACATCGTCTTCGGTGTCTCCCAAAAAGAATAAATCAGAATATTCGGGAGAACTATATCCATAGCTCATGCCTGTTACTAAACCTCGGCAGGTAGTTACGCTATAAATATTCACCATGTTTCGGCCTTGTTTTCGTAGTCTTTTCAGTAGTTTTGTTTTCATAATTATTTAGAGGTTTTGCGAGAATCTCGCTATTCTACCAATTCAACTCTTATCGGTTTTATTTCGGGGAATCCCGTTTTATCACCACACTCGGGACATTCGATATACCAATAAGTGTATCCGTCACGGTGGTCATAAAAAACTTTATCAATATCGCTCCTGTCAAATTCAAATACGCATCCGCATTGTGAACATTTACGGCTGTAAATGGCTTTACCATACTTGGATCCGTGCGTTATAACATTTTTCATATACTGTTATTTTACCAATTCGAATTGATAGACCACGACGTAAGGATTCGATTCCCACGTTCCGCGGCCGGACACCTTGTCGATAAGCGCGGCGAAGGCTTCGCGGGGAGCGTTGAAATTGAGATCAATAGACTTTTCATGGTCTATAATTTGAAAATTGGGCGAGAATACCGGTTGCAGTATACCTTCAAAGAAGCATCCCTCATTCGTTATCTCCTGCAACCGCTCTATCCGGATCCCGGTGATTCGGATGTGGTGCGGCATAAGGTCGGCGCGGGTGAACATCTTGTTTTTCCAGCCGGGCGACTGAATAGCCGACACGGGAGTACCGTCATCATTGTACGATACAATGTAGTCCGGGTTTACGCCCGCATCCTTGTAACTTTGCGCGACGGCCACAACCTCGCCGAGGTGATATTGTGGTTTAATATAAACCCATCCGTCATTCTCGGTATAACCATATACGCCATATTCCAACATTAAATAAGGCTGCCATAGCCGCAGTTCCGCATATTTCTTCTTCGGGTCGGCCAACCGTCTCGTCATCGTCTTGCGGCCCGATAACACCGCCTCCGTCAGACCGTAGCGGTCGTTGAACATTATCTTTTTCATAGCTAACCTTGTAAAATTTCCAACAACTCTTTTGCTCGTGAGTAGTTATCAAACCCTTTCACGTTGACCCATTTTTCGGAGAATGTGCCTCGGGTAAGTACCTGCACCCAATATACCGTTATCGGTAGGCATCCGTTGTACCCTTGCCCGATGATTATTCTGTATCGGCTCATACTCTAATCCTTGTACCACTTCGGTTTTGGGAATCTTGTGGTGAAGGTTATTTCATTCACTTCCTCGCATTCGATCATATAAGCCTCCGGCCATAGATCCTTTATTTGCTCGATATTTTCAGCATAGGCGACAATAACGAAAGAGTCGCCGCTTTTGCCCGTACACCAATACGGATAATTGATTGGCCATTTGACTGGCCGATAATCGTTATCGCAATCTTTGAATTTGATATAGAATCTCGCTCGTATCATTTTCCCCTCTGTTTTTCAAGTTCTTCAATTTTTCGTTTCATTCGTTCCTCGGCGGCCTCTACTCCGGCGACCTTCCGGCCCAACTTCGCCCGGAACTGGGCGAGCTCTTCGTCCGTGACCTCGTCGAAGAAGAGGTTGTTCGCCCGATTCCATGCCACGTATTCCTCCATCTTCCGTCGGGCCTTGGCGACTTGCGCCTTGGCGGCGACCAGTCTCCGGAGGTCGTCAGTCAGCCGGACATCATTCCCCAGCCTCCGATCGTAGTAAGAACAGAACCTACTTACATTCGCCCGGGGAAACCGGCAGACCAACGCCGCCTCACGCCACCGGACGACCCACGGCCGACGTTCGTAGACATCGCGCGGGAGATCGTAGGCGAAGATCCGCTCGCGGGATCCGTCTCCGGCATCCTTCGTGAACTCGATGAAGACCCAGCGATGGACTCCCAGTTCTGCCTCGGCTCGGGCATAGTCGCGGGCCAGTTCATACAGATCGACGCAGCTTTCCTGTTTGCTCTTTGCCATGACCTCGGTTTTTACGATGCAACTCGATCCGCCGTCCGCTCCGAAAGAGCTCCGGCCAGCGCCTCGCACATCGCCGTAGCTACCTGCGTCACCACGGCGTTGCCGAGGTACTTCTTCTGCTCCTCCTGGGTGCCGACCAGCACGTAGTCGTCACCGAATCCCTGGATGCGCTTCATCTCGGAGATCCGCAGCATCCGCATCGTCACGTCGACGATACCGTACAGCGCGCAGAACTCCTTGATGCGCCGCATCGCCGGGGTATCCTCCGCACGGATCTCCCATGCTGGTTTTGTCTCATCGGTCAATTCCGGAAGCACCACAGCCACCCGATCCTTGGTGGTCAGCGTAGGAGCAGGGCTGTCAACACTTGCATTAGTACCGGGTGAGTAATAAGCCGACAAGAACGGCCGCACCACCTGGAAGCGATCCTTCGTCGTGAGAGTCGGCGCCGGGCTGTCGATCGACGAGTTGTAACCATTGCCGTAGTAGGCCGAGACAAAGGCGTGATGGTCGACCGTCGTCAGAGTCCCGGCCGGACCATCGACGCCGATGTTCTTACTCTGCGGATCCCCGCCGAACTGCTTCGACAGGAAGTTCACGCGGGCCACACCGAGGCGGTTCTGCGTGGCGACCGTCGGGCACGGGGCATCGAGATCCGGGGCGATGTATTTCCCGGTCTTTCCGTTCACCGAGTTCCACTTCACGAGGAATGCGTCCTGACCTCCGGCCACGAACTTCACCAACCCGGCGTGAATCCGGTCGAGCGTGGCATCGACGAGCGGCTTGCGGCGCGTGAAGATCGACTCGCCCCGGTCGTCGAAATCCAGGACGTCGCGCACGGCCCGCCAGGGTTTCAGCGAGCCGCCAAACAGATCGGCCGTCGGTTTCCGGGCGTGTGTCGGCCGGGGCCACACCATCGGCAGGCCGACCCGGGCGAAGAGCCCGAAGTAGCGGACCCGTGAGGTGTAGGCGCCGAAGTCGGCCGAGTTCAGGACGCGATGGTCGAACCGATAGCCGCGGGCACATACCTCCTCCACCCATTTGCGGTAGAGGGTTCCCTTCCGTTCGGGATCCGGGATCCAGACCGGAGCGACCGTCGTCTGTTTCCGCTTGCGGTCATGCTTGATGTCGAGCGGGCAGCTCTCGGCGCCGGTCTCCGGATTGCGGACGACCTTCACCTGAAGCGGGCCCCACTCCATGAACTCGACCACGTTCTCGATCTGGATGTAGTCGGGACGCAACTCCTCGATGTAGCGAAACAGATGCTCGGCCAGCGTCCGACTGTCGGCATCGCGCGACATGCCGCCCTTGGCCCGCGAGTGGTTCGTGCATTCGAGCGACGCCCAGAGCACGACCTTCGCGTCGGGGTTCTTCATACGCTCGACGGTCGTGTGCACCTTCAGAGGCCCGAGGTCGAGCGTGCGGATGTCCTCGGTGAAGTGGCGGGTGTGCGGATGGTTGGCCGCGTGCGACAGAATCGCGTTCGCGTCGTGGTTCACGCAGGCGATCACCCGGGCGCACTTCCGCCCGTCGAGGCGTGCCCGCTCGACACCCGTCGAGGTGCCTCCTGCCCCGCAGAACAGGTCGATGTAGAGGAGTTCGGCTGCCATATTCAAAATTCCATTTTCGGATTATTCTTTGCCTCCATCACCTTGTTTACCCGCTCGATCTCGTCGTCGATCTCCTTCTCCAGCCTCTTGCTGTCGGAGAGTGCCCGACCCGACCGTGTGCGGAAATACTCCTTCTGCGCCTTGCGCATCCGGCAAACCTTGTCGAAAAACTCTTTGGGGCTCATTACTCAAACAGTGATAGTTGTTGGATAATTCTTACATCCGGGTGGTCAGCTTTGTAAGCTTTGCGCAAAGCCTCCCGAATCCTCTCTCTTTCCGCCTTGGATACGTTGTTTGCGTCGGCGTGATAGTTATCCCGGAGGAGTGCCTCAACGTCGCCGCAAAAAGGTTTACAGCCGACCGGAATATTGAACTCGGTAAACATCCGATTTGATCGAATGCCGTCCTTTGCTTCGTCTTCTGTTTGCATTCTGACGTATACCGTATCCTGCATACGCTTGACAAATAGTTGCGTTCGATCTTCGTTCTGTCTCCCGTTTTCAAAGATTACGGACAAAGCCTCTTCCTTCCGGATTTTGTTGATCCGAGTCCACCCGTAAAAGACTCTCAATCTCGGAACTCCCATAAGTAAAACCATTATCTTTGAGTCATACCTGCAGATAGTTTCTCACCACCTCCACGGCCTCGTCAAAGGTCCGAGCTATGGCGTATTTGTTCCCGGCCTTCTCGAACGCCTCCTGCCAACGCTTCTGCGCCTGACTTTGGCGGCTGCTCTTCTCCATCGTCTTGAACTCGATGCCCAGGGCACCATATCCGCCCATCGGCACCAGGAGCAGGAGATCGGCAGCTCCGGCCGTCATTCCTTCGGCTTTGAGTATACCGGCCTCATGTTTTCCGCGAAGGCCGCCGTTCGGTACGCTCGTCAGGTTCAACGCATATTCCGGGAACTGCAGCCGGAACCACGTGACAAACGCCTTCTGAATATTCGATTCGATATGTCTCATCACACGCTCATATTACCGTTCTTCATAATCTTCGCAGATATAATCCTGCGATGCTATAAACTTGCGATTCTTCGTACACCATGAATTGTAATCGCAATCCTTATCGGCTTCGAAGTGAATGCAGTTTTGGCACTCGCGCTTGTCGTCCATCATGTATATGAACGCATCGCAGTCTTCAAAGACATCTGACGGCTTCGCATGATAGCCCTGTTTCGGACACCAGAAGTCTGGTTCGCCTTCATCTTTCGGAAACCGGACCTTTAATCTCCGACACATCACGCACCACCCTTTGATGGTGACTGGAAAGTTTTTATCACTGATGTCTGCCATTTTCGGTCTTTTTTTAGGTTCAAAAAACAATGTGGGTCCTTGCCCTGACGTGAAGTCAAACAAGAACATTAACTCGTCGCACTCATTATACGGAGAGGTCCGATCGTTTCCGAGTTTCACTTCGCATACGCGATCCTTCTCTCGATAGTAGATGCAGTTTTTGCAGATAGGTCTCATCTTCTTAAACTTTGGCCGTTGAACGATATGCGGTGGCAGAGGTATTTCACCCGATCAAAGATCCGGTCTCCGTAGCGCTCGCGGATTGCATCGCCCGAAAGATTAGACGACATGATCAGCATCGTGTCGGGGTTATCCTGCGCCTTGTTGATCGCCTCGACGACAATATTTCGGCGCGTTCCGTAGTCCACGCGGTCTACCTCTACGCCTATATCGTCCAGAGAAATCAATTTGCGGCGCAAAATTTCGTCGATATTACCCTGCTGGCTACCGCAGTCCACCACCGATACGATACGCTGGCAGAAAGCCCGAATCAGCATCGGGATCGCGTATCTCACCAGCAGCGACTTCCCGCGACCGCAACTTCCGAAGAGCAGCAGCCCTTTGCCGTGGTTGTCCGAAAGCCACTCAGCTACCCGATCATATTCAGGGAGCCATACCAGCGTCTCCCCCATCGACGACATCACGACCGTCATTGCCTTCTCCAGCTCCTCACGGGCATTCGGTATTGCGATCCGAATCCGCTGCGACGGGGTTGGATTACCCTCCACCCGGAGCTGCCGTAATACTTCTGCGTAGTCCATGGTTAAAAATCGTCGAAGTGTTGGTTGTTGTCATACTGCGTAGCCGGATGTCGAACCGTAGTCCTCGGCTTTGGGCTGGCTGCTGGCGCCGGTTGCTGTTCTACCTTCCGCAGCCAGTTGACGAAGTGCTTTTTGCAGTCGCCCTTGTCCTTGGCCGTCTCGCCGTTGTTGGCGCAATGCGCCGCGAACTCGTCGATCTTGCGCTTGATGTACTCGGGATCCTTGTGCCGGTTGATGCAAAGCTGCTCGATCCATACCGTCTCGGACTTCATCCACGCGGCCAACTCGGCGATCGGAACCAGCGAGTATGTCCCGGGCGGCGCCTGCGGGGGGACTTTTTCCGCGCAACCTTTTTCGGGGATTGCCGAAAAGTCATTTACCGAATCCTCGGAATCGTCCAAATCCTCGCGCGCGGTAGTAGTCGTAGTAGATATTATTCTTTTATTTACTTTACTTTGTGAGGTTTTTGTCGACAATAACTTACCTGCGGCCGTGTTATTGACGTCAATAACTCCGGCGCACCCATTTTCTGCTAACAGATACTTTGCGTTTATCGGTAATCCGCGTCTGCGGGTTATGGAGAAAAATCGCTTTTGAATCCCTCGGCTCGTCAGAACCTTCACCGAGTTAAACAGACCTTCGTCAAAGAAGCCCCATTTAACCAAGCGGTTTACTATTTGGTCGAGCAGTTCAGCGCTCACGCTCGGAAGATCACGAAGAAGTTTGTATTTCAGCGGTTCATCCCACAGTATAAAGTATCCGTTTCGGTATACCGCACAAAGCAGCTTAACAACTGTAATATCTCCTTTGATCCCAAATTCTCCGGATATGGCTGCGATCTTTTCGTCGGCAAAGAAGTCAACATCAAACGGGAAATAATCTAATCCTGTCTTGTTGGGTCTTGCCATGTCATTTTCGATGTACTTTTCGGTGACACTCCTCGCAGAGAGTGATCAGTTTGTCCGTGAACTCCGCTTCCCGGCCCACGATCGACACGCCGTTTTCGTCATAATATGTCGTGTGGTGCACTTCCAGCGAATAGCTTCTGCCGCAAATCTGGCAGCGGTGGCCGTCACGGAGTCTCACCCGGCGGCACACCTCCTGCCATTCCTTGCTTTGCAGCTTCTTCACATAGTTACTCTTCCGTCCCGGACGGTGCTGAAGCCTGCTCATGCGATTCGTTCATGTCAATACCCAGCACTTCGAGAAATGCCTGCTTGTTAGTTTCAAGATTCGCGAAGAGACTCTGCTCGTCCCACGACGGGATCTTGTCAACCCGACACAACTGGAATTTCCCGTCAATCCAGGCGTAATACAGGTAGTGACCGCACAGGGCCATGCGCACCGTGGATTCTCCCGGAAGATCGACCTCCTTCTCGCCTCGCTTCACCTGATAGACCAGATCCCGGATCTGCGTCATGACGGCCTGCAACTTGTCCTTCGCCTCCTTGATGATGGTCTTGCATGAAGCCTCCACTTCCGCCAGCGCATCTTCCAGTTTCGGCTGCTCGTCCTCCATCAGCTCGGCGTAGTTGGCCCGGATCGAAGCCCGTTCGTAAGCATCCAGCAGGCGGACAGCCTTGGCACTCGGCATGCTTTCGGCAATGAATTTCCCGGACAGATGCTTGCGGATCTCGTCCATGTTCGTGGCCCCCTCAAAGATCACCTTCGGGAACGATACGTTTTTCGGCAGTTTGAATTCCGGATGTTCCGGAACGTAGTTTTTCAAATCGATCATGTATTTGTTGATTGGTTTGGTTATTCGGAAAGATATTGCGGCAGCAACTCCGCCTTGATATAGTCGGGCAGCTTGCACTGGATGATCCCGTGGGCGCCCTCTTCGGCCTTGGCATCGAACCCCGGCCACGTATCGGCGTCCCGGCATTGCTTCACGATGTCGAGCGCCTGCGCGTACTTGTACTTACCCACTTGCAGGTCCTCGGCATCCCAGTAGAACACTGCAATCTGGTACGGAAGCACTGTCTGGGTCATGACCATCAGCGTCGCGGTGAACTCGCGACCCGTGATCTCACCGGCGACTTTCAGATACATCCCCTCGGCCAGTTCGTAGCGGTACTTCGCGCAGTCGCGCATAAATGCCTCGACGGAGGTCGCATTGGTGGTCTTCACCGACAGAATGGCATTCACGCCAAAGTTCTCTTCCAGGAGCATCCCGTCGGGTCGGATCTTCACTTTGAGACCCGTTGACGCATCGCGCCCGTACATCGAGGTCTCGATCTTCACATAGGGCATGATCCGCGGAAGAATGCCGCCGCCGTAGGTGTTGAACGAAACCTTCATGGCCCGGATGATATCGTGATACGTGCGATCGATCAGCGTGTACCCGGCCTTTTCGCATTGAGCCTCCATGTCCGCGGCCATCCCTTTGAGCGTCGGCAGCTTCCACGACGGGTCGATCTCAACCTGCGGTGCATTCAGCAGATCGGAAAAGAATCGAATCAACTCGACACACCCGCGGATGGTTCCACGGTCGGCCTTGGGCTTCACCACGACCTTTTCGAATCGCCGGGGTTCGAGGATTGCCTCATGTGCGAACGTCCCCAACTCGAAGTGCTTGCTGTCTGGCCGCGCGATCTCCTCATTGCGGGCGATCAGATAGTGACGCGGGGACTTCAACGCCTCCTTCAGCAGCGATGAGCTTTCGCCCGCTGCTTTGAGGTAGGTCTCCATCCGATCGTTTGCTACCCTTCCGTTGACCGCCAGCGAATGGTTGTGTACGCGGCATGGTTTCTCGGGCAGGTGGTCCAAGCGGTGGATAAACTCCTCAAAGGGCGTGTACTCCGTCCGGTCGAACTGCAACGGGCAAAGCTCTTCACCCGTTACTGTCGCCTCGGAAAGATCGTATGTCTGAAACCCTACATTCATGGCTATTTCTTGATGACAAGCCGCTTGACGCTCCAATTGTCGGACTTGTAGCTATTCGTCGAGTTCTTCTTCTTGCCCAGATAGGTGATCTCGAAAGCATCGCCCGGTTTGATCGATGCCTGGAACGACTCGAAGATTCCAACCAAGCGGCGCGATCCGTTGCGTACGGCGCGAAGATCCCCGTTGACGTGCTCGGCAAACTGGGCCACCAGCAGCTCGCGGGTTTCGCCCGTCTCCATTTCGACGACATTCTCCATGTTCAACCCCACGAAGAACAGACGGCGGGTCTCTCCCTCCTTTTCGGGCGTCCAGTATTCACCCGACATTTCGATCGGTTCCGCCTCGGCTTTCGACAAGTCGGGAAGGTTGCGGAAATCTACCGTTGCTACGGCATTCATGTTCGTGTTTTCCATAATTCTAATTTTATTGGTTCAACAAAATGTTTTCATGATCCTTGTAGTATTGGTTGAGCAACCGAACAACCCCGTGCAGCTCGACGTCATTGTCGCAGTCATAGGCTCCGACAACGACGAAGGATTCGTCATCGCCTGCGTACACCGTTTCGTATTCCCCGAAATCCACGTCGTAGCGGAGTTCGCTGATCGGCTCGAAATGGTGCAGAATGTCGATGTCCCACGGACCGAGAAATACCCCGATTCCATCGCTGGTGTAAACCACGCCGTCCACGTCGCGGTCCGATTGCCGACGTATGGCCTTCACCGCCTGCCGCCAGAATTCCTCAATCGTCTGCTCTTTGAGGCAGAATTCGGCCGTTGATCTCTTGATTCCCGATTCTCCTCCCGTGATGTACTCGCTGGGATAGTACCCGAGCGATTCGGCAGGTTGATTCTGTGTGTTCATATTGATCGAAATTTGTGGGTGCGGCAGGACTTGCACCTGCAACGCTTTCCGATTGTCGATTGCCCGGGGAACGACCTTACGTCTCTTGTCCTTATTACCCGGTCGGCATCCCTGCCATGCGGTTTTGGGCGATCGGTACGAGGGTTTTCAACCTCTCAATTATTTTGACCGACCCTTTTGCGTTTGACCGCTTCAAACTCCCGTGTATCTCATTGTTCCACCACGCACCCGTATTGCTATTTCATGCGTAGCCAGCGCTTGATCGCGCACCGGATAATCGCCCGGCGGCGTGTCCGGTTATCTTTCCGATTTTGTCGGCGAACCTCCTCCGGCGTCAGGTCGTAGACCTGGAATTCGACCCCATGATAGGGCCAGCGTTCTATCATTGTCATCGCATTATCGTATTAGTGATTCCTTCAATTGCTGCGGCGCGTAGAATCGATCCAGGAATTTCGTCACCTCCCGCGGATCATAGAGGAAGGTCCCGTCGCCCATGACGAGGTATTTGAGTCCGGATCGCCGCCACAAGGCGTGCGTCTTCTCGCTGGTGACGCCTGTCGCCCGTCCGAGTTCCTCGCTACCTTTGAGGTAGAGAACCGGGACCTCTCGATTCAACTTGACTTTCATATCACTCTATTCCTTTTCAGACCATCAATCAGGCTATCCTTCTGATCGTGATCGTATTCGTCTCGTAGTCGTTAACCTGCTCCCACTTGCCCGTGCCCTTTGCGGTCTCCCGAACGATCGCTATCCGGAACGATTCGGTATTGCGACCGCTCATTGGGTATTGGTATTCGTTTCCGGGAATCATATCCCGAATAGTCTTCGGATAGTTGGGGCGCATCTTTATTCTTGCGTATCGTGCCATATCTTACATGTATTGATCAGTCACCGTAATATCTTCCTCGCACTCCGTAGTATTCGGCCAGTCCGGCTTCGAAGGAAACCCGAGCCTCTTCGGCTGTCGGGACAACCAACGTCTTACTCATTTCGGCAATACGGGCCTCTTCTTCCTGTTTGGCCAACTCGGTCTTCACCGTCAGCCATGCTCCTCGGAGATAGGATGCAAAGTCACCTTTTTCCGAGCCGAAAATAATGCGGTCTGCTTTCATGCGCACGTGCGCCATTTTCATCACACGACGGCGGGTATCGTTGTTTATTTTCAACATATTACCTATATTTGTACGTTCCTTGTTGGTTTCGATATGCAAATATAGATAATTTTCATAGATAATAATCTATATTTATTAGACAATTTTCATAGAATTATTTTATAGCATTTATATTTATCATAAAACATTTGATTTCATGAATGTTAAAGATCGATTATTAGAGTTTTGTAATATTAAAGGGATACGCCCTGGACGATTTGAGCGCGAAAGCGGATTATCAAATGGTTATTTATCCAAGTTGCGTCATGAACCGAGCAGGGATAAATTGGATCAAATAAGCCGGGCCTTTCCCGATCTTAATATATCGTGGCTTCTTACGGGTGATGGTCAGATGCTCAATACGATTGCGCGGGATGACAATACTGATATGGCGATCAGCACTGGGAAGGTGATACCATACTATGATGCAGAGGTTGCTGCCGGGAGCCAATATGGGATGGAGATGTCACAGGCACATCCGGTCGGCATGATTGAGATTGGCGGGCTACTCAAGGATAGTGAATTTGCCATGCGAGTCTACGGGAACAGTATGGTTCCTAACTACCCGGCTGGCAGTGTGATTGGTTTGAGGCAGTATAACGAATGTTTTATTGAACCGGGAACAGTCTATGTGATTGAGACCGAAGAAAACAGATTCCTTAAAAGATTGTATTACAGCAAAGGGAACAAGTCTTTCAGATGCGTGAGCGATAACCACATGAAACATGAAACTGGGCCAATGGAGGGAGAATATTTATATCCGGATTTTGAGATCCCATTTGAATCTGTGCGGCGTCTTTTAAGAGTGACGGGGATAATCAAAAGAAATATCATGTAGAAGTGAATCCGAATACAAGATATTATCCCGTGATAGAGTATTGAAGATATTTTTAGTAAATAGAAGACAACTTTAAGCTAAAAGAACAATGGATACCAAACCTATTATGACAGTCGAAGATATTTCAATAGAAAGTATACTAAACGACATATTCACCAATATGTCTATCAAGAAAAGAAAGAGCGACATTATTTCTTTTTACACGCAACAATTAGGCGTAGACCTTTTTAACGAAACAATCACTGCAAATGGAAACACAATTACAGTAGAAGATATAAAGAAACGCATAGACAGCCTATTGAAAAAGGACAAAGAAAGTATAGATCCATATTTACGATATTCAAGTCCCTATTTTCGTAAAGCACCAAAGAAATCAAAGCCTATCAATCCTATATCCACAGTGGATTCCAATTACACAGGCAGAGGTGGAGAATGCATAGTAATGGGAGAATTGCTGTTTCGCGGGTACAATGTAAATAGCATGATGGTAGATGAAGGTATTGATCTTGTCGCATCAAAAAATAATGTATTCTTTTATATCCAAGTAAAAACAAAGACCGTAACACAACAGAATAAATTCTACTTCCAAATCAATCAAGACAGATTTGACACTTTCATCGGGACACAAATCCGATATATATTAGTCGGGAGATGCTCATTCAATGAAGAAGACAGAAATATCTTCTTTAAATTTACAAATGACGACATATTAAGACTTCAACGTAATAGAGTTATTCCAGAACCGGCTGTTGGGTCAAATACGTTATCTCTAAAAATAGAATATGACACTCGCACAGGTAAACCATTCATGTATGATGGGAAATATAAAGAAGATGTTTCTTTCTATATGAATAATTTCAATTTATAAATTCTCGATTATTTGCCTATGAAAAAAATTATATTATTACTGTTTTTCATTTTACAGGTGCTTTGTTCTTATGGACAAACATTATACATTTTTGGTGGAGAAAATCATGATGTGTATTTAGGAAAACTAAATGCTAATGACTACGATTCAGAATCTATATGGAACGAATATGGCAAATATGGAAATAGTTACAACAGTAACTCCATATGGAATGAATATGGTAGATATGGGAATGAATATAGCCAATATAGCCCTTTTAACGAGTACGCCAGCTACCCGCCTGTTATTGTAGATATGGACGGTAATTTTTACGGGTATTTCACAATTAATGAATATAAAAATAATAGGGCTGAATTTGATATTGTGAATGCAATATACAAATTCTACGAATATATAAGAGAAGATGTAGGAAAATGGTATGATAAATTATTTGATTAGAATTTTGATAATCTTCCGCTAAATTTTAGTTTAAAATTTGTTTATTTACACAAACAATACTCCTATGTCAACAATCGAAATTATAGGTATAGCAATTGGAGCTATTGCCACCATCCTGGGAGGCGTGTGGTTCATCTTGAAACAAGCTTTTAACTTCGGGAAAAGCACGCAGCACTGGCAGGATTTCGAGAAAAAGATCAGCGACAATCTTTCCCGTATTGAATATTCTCTGGATAAATTGCCATGTCGGGAGCACCACGACGACCTAATAAAAGTAAAGGCGATTCTAATACAGGGGAACCCTACGGTATCCAATTTACTATCGGTAAAGTCAAGTCCGAGAAGACTCACGAAACTCGGCGAGAAGATTTTTGCAGACATAAAAGGAGACGAATTTCTATCATCCAATAAGGATGCCCTATTCCGGTATATTGACGGATCCAAACCGCTAGTCGCACTGGACGTAGAGCAATCGTCATATGCAGCGTGCCTGTCGTTAGTAGATACTCCTGCATTCAACACAATCAAAAATTACATATACAACGCACCTTCGATAGATACGGGAGACGGTAAATACGATTTAAGTTTGGCGGACACTTGTTTTGTATTAGGGCTCAAACTCCGAGACATGTATTTGAAGGAACACAGAGAATTGATTTGATAAAGTTGTAATTAAAGGAAATATAACAGACGAATTGCATTGCAAGAAGCAGAACAAATTGAGATGAGATCTGGTCAAATGTGAAATCTCAAAAACACGCTATAAGATGAAAAAGACGTTTCTGGTTATAGTGACACTTCTGTTCGCCGCCTGCGCTGCGATGCCAGACTACGTTTCCATAGTCGATTATCGTCCCTATCTGGAAGAAGGTTTCAGGATCTATTCATCGGATGCAGTTCCTTTCGAGTACGACTGCCTGGCCGATATCTCAATCGACAAATATGCCGTTCAACAAGATCGTGCGAGCGCAACGTATGCCGTGAATGGTGAAAGAATTCCCAGCGACAACGACTACATCACGCACGACGAGGTTTTGGCCGGGTTCGTCGAACAGGCGAAGTCGATGGGCGCCAACGGGATCATAGGGCTACACATCAAATTCGACCGCAGAACTAATTACTATACTATTTCAGGGACAGCTATATCTATCAAAAAATAACCTATCATGGACTTCAAAGATCAAATCAAGCAGTTGAGCGACCGCGTTGTCAAGCTCAAAGAGAATATTCAGACCGAAGAGGCTACCAAAACGGCATTCATCATGCCGATGATTCAGGTCCTCGGATACGATGTCTTCGATCCCACGGAGGTCGTTCCCGAATTCACCTGCGACCTCGGGATCAAGAAAGGCGAAAAGATAGACTACGCCATCCACAAGGACGGACAGCCCATTATCCTGATTGAATGCAAGCACTGGAAAGAGGATCTGAACTCCCACAACGGCCAACTGTTCCGCTATTTCCATGTATCGAACGCCCGTTTTGGCATCCTGACAAATGGAATCGTCTATCGGTTCTACACCGATTTGGTAGAGAAGAACAAGATGGACGAGAAGCCCTTCTTCGAATTCAATCTGGAAAAATACAGGGAATCACAGGTCGAAAAGTTGCGCGAATTCCACAAGAGTTATTTCGATATCGACACGATTCTCAATACGGCCAGCGAGCTGAAATACACGAACGAGATCCGAAGCGCCATCGTCCAAGAGGTAAATAACCCCAGCGATGAATTTGTAAAGTATTTCGCACGACCGGTTTATCCGGGACGTTTCAACGATGTTACTTTGGAACAATTCCGCGCTATTGTCAAGCAGGCATTCGCACAGTATGCGAACGATTATATGAACGAGCGCCTGAAATCCGCAATTGGATCAGATGCAGTCGTAGAGAATCGGGCCGAAGCAAAGACCGAATCGCCGGTTCAGAGCCAGCGCGCGGAAGATACTCCGACCGATGAGCCCGAAAACAAGATAACAACAACCGACGAAGAGTTACAGGGATTCTACATTGTTCGAGCTATTCTATACCCCGAGATCGATGACATAAACCGGATTGTTCAACGAGACACACAATCGTATTTTGGGATTCTTCTCGATGATACCAATCGGAAGCCAATATGCCGCCTGCATTTCAACAGTTCGAACAAATACATTGAGACATTCGATGCTGACAAGAAAGGAACCAAGCACCTGCTTGAATCATTGAACGACATCTACAAATATCGAAACGAAATAATATCGGCCTATAAAATGTACTAAAACCATGCCATGGCCTAACGATCATGAATTTCCAGGAGCCGAGGAACATATTCGGAGACTAAAACAAGACCGATGCACGGAATTGACAATTGAGGACATCGAAGCAAACAGAAGATATCGAGCCTTCAGCCGAAAAATAACCACACGGTCATACTACATAACAATTGCCACATTTATTGTATCGATAATATCGTTGGTCATATCCATTTGTAAATAAGCTATCACACTTGCAAAAAACCTGCAAAAACAGAATTTTATAATATAACAACCTTTTTTTCAAATACTTGATTTTAATTTGGGAGCAGGGGGTCACAGGTTCGAATCCTGTTACCCCGACAACTAAAAATCAAGGAGTTACAGCGATTTGTAACTCCTTTTATTTTTCCCATTTACACACAATTTACACACAACTTTCCGGATTTTGCAAGTACCTGCACCCAGCAGAACGGTGAAATCGGGCCCTATTTGCAGCAAGGATTCGCGCGCGCACGCGCAAAGACGTCGAAAAACCCGCTGGGGTTTTCGTGCTTGCCCCGTGCTTCAAGCACAAAAAACAACCGGGGCCCGTTGAGGATCCCGGTTGCCAAAAGGTTTGCCGTTCTTGCGTCAGTTGTCGAAAGTGTAGCATCTGTTCGCCGCAGGGTCGAACGTCGAAAATTCGCCATCCCTCGCCCACTCCCGGAGAGTATATCGGCCCCTCGGCAAATACCGGGTCCGCCGGATGGCCTCGGCTTCGGAGGAGAACACTCCCAACAGGTAGCCGTCGATGGTGAGTTCAAAGATCATATTTCCGTGTGATTATCGAGAGTACACAACCGTTCATTCATAGAGGAAACAGCCAATTTCATAACCTCCTCCATTACAGAATCCATCGCTTTTTCAAAACCTTCGAGGAGCCTATTGGCACTTTCGGGATAATAGCTCGATTCAACAATGTCTTCAATTTCCCCATATATGTCAGAGAATTTGATATATATCCCCAGGTATCCGGCCGTTTCCTGGCTCAACTTTGCATTTTTCAAATCTTCGATTGTCATGGCTTATATCTGAATTATTCAACTACCGTACATTTCACATCCTCGATCTCGCGGCCTTTCAGCTCGGCCAACTCTCTGCGCAGGTGTTCCACCTCGAAAAACAGCCGCCACGCCTCCGACATTGCGGCCGAAACGTAGGCCGAGATATTCACGATCTCCCGGTAGGGGTTGCCCTCCGGGATCGGAAACAGCCCAAAAAGTAAATCGGAGGCAGGTGTGGCCGTCTTGGTCTCTTTGAGTTTCTCCAGGACATAAGCCCGGACCGTCTCCCGGCGCTCGGCGATGATCCGGTTGGCATCCTCCCGGGTCGGTTCCGCTTCGATTCTGATTACTTTCTTTTCCATAGCTCAATATATCGTTACAAGGTTTTCCACTTTGAACGACCGCCAACCGGCAGCCTCGATGTCGTAATACTTGACCGTGCGACCATCATCCGGGCGTCCTGTACCCTTGATCGTGGCGGCGATGTCCTGCAGCGTACCGTAGGCCCGGCGCAGCGTGCCGTCGGCCTTTTCGTAAGCAAACCGCACCACCCCGGCCCGCATCCGGCGGGTAAGCCGGTAAAGGCTCCACGCCTTAGAAAGACATACGGAGAAGGTTTTGCCCGTCGTGCGGAACAGCACCCAGGCACGGCGCATGATGTTCGATAAATCGTTTCGTTTCATGGTTATTTTCATTTGGGGCTCTCTGTTACCCCGGCGGCCGGATTACCGCCGGGGGCTTCGTCGCGTGGTGTGACAGCACCTATCCGAGGAAGGTAAGAGAGCCGATTTATTTGTTAGTTCAACAGCACCTGCAAAGCGTCGGCAAGTTCGGGATATTCGTTACCTTCTTCATCCCATACGGCCTCGACGGTCGTCTGCTCGCTGACCAGCTCGGGGACCATCTCCCACATCCCGCAGTAGCTGTCACCTCCTCGGACGGCACGATATTCGGCCTCGTAATTGACAAAGGCAATATATCCGTTGTGGATGATCTC